TCTACCCTCCATGTTTATGATGATACCACAACAGTCGGTTCTTCCATAGGATTAACCATTGAGCAGGATGGAACAGGCGATGCTCTGGCTCAATGGCATCTATCAGGTGGTGTACGTTATTTAGCAGGTATTGATAATAGTGATTCTGATCTTTTTAAATTAGAGTATGGTGGATTCTTATCCACCGCAGCAGCTATTCAAATAAATCCAGATAATGAAGTTGGAATTGGCATAGCGCCTGATTCTAAATTACACGTTTATCAAAGTGATAATGAGACAGGAGATCAAGCAGGTTTAACTATAGAACAAGGAGGAACTGGCGATGCAATTGCTCAGTTCTTGTTAACTAGTGGTCAACGTTGGGTAATGGGACTTTCTAATGCTGGAGGCGACGCTTTTGAGATAGCTTCAAGTATTAATTTAGGCTCAGATACAAGGTTTGTAATTAATACAACAGGTGAAACTAAGATTACAAACTCACTTTCTGTTGGTACAGTATCAGACCCAGCTTCTAAACTTCACGTTTATCAAGACGATGCTGTTACTGGAACAGGTGGTGGAATCACTATTGAGCAAGATGGTGGTGGAGATGCAATGCTACAATTCTTGTTAACTGGCGGTACACGTTGGGTAATGGGTATTGATAATGATGATGATGATAGATTCAAGATAAATTTAGGTAACTCTCTGGTGGGCACAACTGACAATTTTATTCTTGATGACACAAATGGTATGGATCTGCATATTAGCAATTCAAGTACAGATAATTGGGCATTGCGTGCTGGTATTGAAATGCATAACCATAACACTGCTGATGATACTTATACAAGCTTGGTTAATCGTGGCGCAACAAATATAGCTGCTGGCATATTGTTTAAAAACGATGACTACTCAGCAGACTATGCTCATATTATATTTGGTGCTACAGATGCGAACGGATTTGAAGACCACGCTTTAATCGTTAAACCAGCTCATGCTGAAATAGTTAATTCAACTAATACTCCGTATGGTGGTAGAGGTCAAATCCAAAACCGTTTAGCTTATTCGCAGGAATTAGATAATGCTGAATGGGTTCCTGGATCAACAAACCCTCCTGTCGTAACAGCTAATAATGCAATTGCTCCTGACGGAACAATGACTGCTGATACTCTTTCTTTCGGTGGTCCTGGTGCTGGATTGATTAGACAAGGGTCGTTGGGACTTATTGAAGACGATACCTATAATGTGAGTGGATGGGTTCGACACGTTAGCGGTGGAACTCAACTTACAGCAAGATTAGATACAGATAACACAGACGCATGGATTGCTGATTCAAGATGGAAACGATTTGACTCAGATATTGTTCAAGGGGCGGGTGGGGCGTGGTTTGATCTATTTGTTTTTGAAGCACATGCCCCAGCAGTCTTTGAAGTTTGGGGCTTGCAAATTTCAGACGGGGCTGGTTCTAAGCCTTATCTTAAAACTGCTGAAACTCCATTACTTACAGCGACTACAGGAGCAAGTGTAAATAATAGCCTTTATATCAAAGATGCAAGAGAAGTTGCAACAAATGGCCCAGAAGTAGTTGAAGTATGGTCACTTGATGATATGCCACGAGTTGGTGGAACAGGAGATGTAATTCCAGAGTATAAGCTTTACAGATTCATGCAAGAGATTGATTGGGGAACAACTCGATTGAAACTTGAGAATGATGCTTATGCCTTATTTGAAGGAACTGATGTTTTTGTTACTTCACAGACTTACTCAGGAACAGACCCTTGGATTTATGGTGAAGGAACTATTCGTTGCGTGGGTAATGGAATGACTTGGAAGATGACTGGTGATAATGCAACCATGTTTGATATCACTGCAGGTGGCTGGGGTATGGATTATTCTACCCTAATGACCACAGGTGATAATTGTTCATTAGGTACAATTGTGGCTCCATCTGTAACTGACCCATTATTAGGGGCAAGGTTCATTTCCACAAGGTCTTTATTCCAAGGTTTTAAAACTGGATTAACATTAGTAAATCCTGGCAATATTCATATTGATATTTCATTCTTTTATGATTCAGATGACGCTGTTGGACCAATGCTTAGTGTTATTGGAATGGGAAAAGCAGGTGTAATAGAAGCTACTGAAGTAACAATGGCAAGTGCAACTTCTGACTTCTTGTATATTTCTCCTATCACTGAAGCTCCAATTACTTGTTTAGGTGTAACTTTAGCTGATGGACAATCATTCTTTACAACAGGTGATACAGGGGCAATAACTCTTTTTGCAGATGCTTCAGTTGCAGCAGAAGCAGTAACGAGTGTTACAGATAATTCTGGTACTGCGAGATTTAATTTTTCTGCTCCTCCAACCCTCTATGTTGGCCAAAAAGTTGTGATGTCTACGTTTACAAATTATGACAATGTAACGGCAACAATCACAGCGACTGGCGCAGGTTATTTTGAAACTGATGTTGATTACAACGGTGCTGATACTGGTAGTTTTGTATCTGATTCAGTTACTGTAACTTCAGCAGCACATGGATTATCTGAAGGTGATGATATACTGATAACCGACACCATGGAATATAATCATGGTAGCTGTATCTATAATGTGCTTGCTGGTTCATTCCAAGCTAACATGGAGTGGCATACTGCAGAAACAAGTGGAACATGGAATGATGGTTCATTAGATCATTCAAGCAAATATGTGACCAGCTTCAATAATGGTACACAGCAAGACAGTAATCCAGCGCCATCGTTTAATGTTGCGGATAATGGGACAACAACAACCACAACTACAGGTTGGGGAGCTGTTGCGTTTGGTACTACTGGAAGTGCTCTTGTAACTGGTAATACAAATCAGAACTTTGCATTACTTGATGATGTTACTGGTTTAATACGATATGAAGGGCTTGATCCACTTACTATAAAATTTACACCATCTATTTCAATGCTTAAAGGTGGTGGCGCTGTAGAGCATCAATTTAGACTGTTTAAAACAACTGGAACACCTGCTTTTGATCCGCATACGGTTAAAAGAAGTATATCAACTGTTACGGGTGCAGCATCATTAAACTGTTCTGCTTTCCTTAATCCCGGGGATGAGTTCAGATTGGAGGTAAAAGCAACACTAACAGGATCAACTATAACTATAACTGATTTTTCATTGTAGTATAACATAATAATTAATTAAAAAAAGGAGAACAAAATGGAAGAATTCACACTGGAGGAGCTTGGGTTTATTGGTCAGATTTTACAACAAGTAAGTTTTAAAACAGGCCAAAGTCGAGCTGTGATTTTATCAGAAAGCATTATTAACAAATGTAATGAAAAATTGAAGCAAAAGCAAATTAAAGAAGACACTATTAAAAGCGAGTAAAAAAGGATAGTCATGACTATTACAATTGCGGATTTAAGGTTAATGACTGGTGACAATAGAAAATAATTTGGAGGAAAGATGACTATTCCAATACATAGCAATCATAGTATTCATGATTTCTTGGATCATCAAATTAATCAAGCAGTATTTACGGATACAGAAGTTCTTACTTTATATGATGCAACCCTATATAATTCAACATCTCTTATTGGCAGAATAACTGATGGAACAAAAATTGAAAAGCTAAATATTGAAGTAGTAAGCAACGGTATTATCAGTTCAGAATTAGATGTGACTCGAACTGCCATTGGTACTCCTATGAGTTTAACTTTTACTTTAGGGGTATTAAATAATTTCATAACTTTAATAGTAGGTAATACTGTAATAATCGATACAAATACGCTTCGGTATTACTTGATTTCAGCTAATTTATAGAAAACTAATGCTAACATATGAGAGATCAATGAATCTCTCATATGTACTGTATTATATTGTTATGACTTATCTTCCATACCAGTGATAAGACCAGAAACAGTTTTTTGTAATTGAACGCTTATTTCTTTTTCTTCGACTTCAAGTTTCGATTTAATCAGAGTCATAAATTTTATTGCTTCAGTTACAGTGATTTTACCATTACTCAACATTGTAACAACATCTTTTACTGAATCTGCTTGAACTTTTTTAGTATGTTCAGAATCTTTTATTAATGGCTTAATTAAATCCAGGATTCTATTTTGTTCCGGCTCATTAATCTTGTCGTCCACGTCTTCTCCGAACGCCATTTTTCCACGACATACTATAATTCGATAACCTAATTGTATTAACTCATCAGTTATGTCGGATAAATTTTTCTTTTTTGTCATTTTGCTCCCCCTAATCTTCTTTTAGTATAAAGATAGTACTGCTTTTGTGGTTTTCTTCTGCTTCCCTCGTTACTCTTAACAAGTATTATCTTTTCAGATTCAATTAGTGTTTTTAGCATATCAGCTCTCACAGGACTATGCCAGATTGTTCCAAATTCCCGGCTAAGGTCTGTACTTGTCAAATGATTTTTCTTCCGCCTTTTCATTGATTGTACCATTCTTTTATAGAATTCGTTAACACTCTGCGTGAATTTACTCTGTTTCATGTGCTCTTCACTATTATTTAATTTTACATCCAATAGATACATAGACAATTCAATCGCCCATTTAACAGAATCTAATCCAACTACTCCTCTTTTCCTTGAAACAGCGTGGAGAATAGCAAATTTACTTGCATATTCAGCAACACGAGTTGTTGCCGCATATTGGAAAGTATCCATTTTATATGCATGTTCCAAGTTATCTGCCCATTTATAGAAATATTCTGATGCTTCTTTACTCTTCCCAATTATAGTAGGATCCTGGTATTTGTGGATGTAACTATAATCGAACACTTCTTTCCTGAACTTATCCAAATCGAATTCTGACAAATCTTTTCTTTCAGCTTTTTCCGATAATTGCATGATGAGAATTCGGGGAATAAATCCCATTTCAAAATCGGAATAATCAATGCTTGGCCAAAAAGATTTAGGTGTTGCTGCAAGTATAACAGATAAGTGTGGACAAGATATTTCTACATTAACACGCTTTTTACCTTTCCGTAATACTTTTTTATAGATATGACCTGTTTTTGTAAACAAATCATTCAATATTGCAGGTACTCCCTGCATTTTAGTGCTGGATTTGATTTGTTTAAAGATATGACCTGCTTCATCAATGACTAATAATTTAGTCGGATATTCATTAAGATCAAATAGAATAGCTTCTTTGCTTGTGAAGGAAGTTGCTCCCAATAATCTTTTAGCAGTATATAGATTAACTAATTTTGAATTGGAAGAATTTCCCATATGATCAAGTGATGTAGGATTAAAAAATCGTGATGCTGTTTCTAAGGATGGATTCTTACCAAACCCTGGTGGAGCAAGAACTGCCAGCATCATATTTGTTCTTAGGCCAGTTTCAGTAGTTATACGATTACCAAAAACAGTTCCCATTACAACCAGGGAAGTCATTAGAGCTAATTCAGGATAATGATAGACTGAATTAGCTTCATAATATCGCATATATTCTTCCAAGAATCCCCCCGGAGATAGTAAATGTTCTGGGATGGATAAAAATTTTTCATCTTCCTTTACTATTTCATCGAGTGTTTTTATATTTTCTGCAGATGATTCATTCTCCATCACTGTCCTCCTTTGCGGGTTCTGGAGTAAGTTCCTTTACCAAATAGAACATATCTTCTGATGCTTTATCCACGGCGTCCAATACCTCTTGTTTACCATTGGCAGATCGAACAACCAAAGCAAAACGCATAGTCTCGGCTTTTATATAGCGCATTATACCCGATGTATAACTAACAGATCTTATTTCGGTTAATGTCGAGAACCTTTCCAGAAAATTTTCATATTCTATTGCATTCAATTTTATAAGTGTTTTCGCCCCGACAATGAAAACAGTCTCCGGATCTTCTTCAATAAAGATTATTTTCCCTTTGACTGTTTCCTTTTTAGTATCATAATCTATTACAAATTCTTTATGCGTTTTATACTTAACAATCATACTGCCTCCTCTGCTAAAAATTATAAGTTCTTTGTGTTCGATCATAACAGAATAAAAGTTCCATTTGATCAGCTTGTGCTACTTTATTAAATAGGATATGAGTCGCTCTCTCATTATCGTATTCCAATTCTGCCATTAGTGCTGAACGAGAAATTACTGTAAGATCTTTTACTGCTTCTCGGAATATCTTTCTAATAGCTTTTGTTCGCCACCCGTATTTTTTAACAGGTTTTTCTTCTTTTTCTTCTTTTTCTTCTTCAATCGATTTAACGTAGTAAAAACCACGCCCCTTTTCCTCCTTCAATTTAATAACAAATTCTTCATTAACAAGTTCTGAAACTGCTGTTCTTATTGTATCAACTGAACAAGATATTTCTTTATTAATGATTCCATGTAATTCTGAGACTGTCCAATTACTTACTAAATCATCTCCATCAATAATTTCTTTGATTTCTCTTTTTACTTGACCTTTTAGATTTACTTTTAAATGTGTCATTTTAATCTCCTCGATTTAGGTTTTTTATTTATGATTGCCCCCGATAATTCGGGGGCAATCAAAATTCAATTTATAATCTTCCCGATTGTTGAATGCTTAGGATTTCTTTTCTTGCATATGTCAAATTTCTTATTCCCCATTTCTGTCCCATATCAATATAAAGCTCGTCGTGCTCGTGAGACATAAAAGAATCAAGTGGCCATGCTGGAAGTCCAGAGTATTCATTAAACTCACCATCAAAAGCTTGTTCAGGTCTGATTTCTAAAGTTCCATTCTTGTTAAAGATAATCAGTCTATATTCGCCGTCAATATCTTTACCTTCTGATGTTCCGATTACTTTTGAATTTAAAATTATTTCTTTCATTATAGTCTCCTTTTTGTGTTGTTTATTTTTTATCATGTAAGTACTATAATGTATAATAATTATTTTGTAAACCCCTAAATCGAACTTTTTTCGCTTTTTTTAACTTTTTTTATAAATCATCAAATACTACTGGAATTTCCGACTGCAAATATTTCAGCAGAGGAGTCATTAAAGCAACCATTTGTGGATGTGCTTTTGGGGATGTTCTCAGGGTGAAGATATGTCTCCATTCCCGGATATTTGCTTTCCATACAATTTCTGTCTTTAATGAGTTTGGCAATACTTCTCGTGCTTGTTCTGGACGCCAACCTTCATCTAATAAATTAAGATATGAATTTTCAGATTGTGCCATAGCTTTTAACCATATTATATCACTATCGGGAAGATTCTTAAATGAAGAATCATATTCGGGATCAGTTAAAAGCTTGTTCATCCAAACAGGTCTTATAAATTCCATACCGCCCTTATAATTAACATATCGGGTTGATTCCTGTGCATAAGAACTTAATCGATGTCTTACAATTTCATGAGTAACCCCACGATTAGTAATACACTTAACAATGATATCCCCAAATTCAATCATTGCATGATGACCCCGTTTGATTAACATTTCAACGAATTTTGCTGCAGAATCTTCAGTAATTTTATCTTCTGATTTGTAACATGTTCTACCTGCTTTTTCCAATGTCTGAAGCAGATTTTCCGGCAAACTAATAATTTCAAAACTTTGTTCAATGACTTTCATTACTTTCCTCCATTCTTTTTTATGATTAATCTATCGATCATATTATTCTTCATTTTATTAGATCGTTCGAGAGAATCAATCATATTCTGTTTATCTTCATTTATCTTTTCAAGAGCATTTATATGCTCGAAAAGGCTTGTTCTATTCATTTTTGCAAACGTATTCTCTTTCAAACTACCTCCGGGTAATTAATGGTCTATATAAGTTTTTCCGTATTTCTGACATTTGTCACATCTACATGGACCTTCCCATCGCCAATAATCATCTGCTCCCATTAAAGCCACCTCGTTAGATCCTTCCAGCTGTTGCAATTGTTTTCGTTCAACGAAATCTTCAAAAGAATCGAGCAGTTCCCTATCCGTCAAATGGATATTATAAGTATAATGATTAAACCAGTTGAGACACCAGGTTTCATATTCAACGAATCTACAATCTAATCTTACTAATTGAGCATTAACATTTTTATATTTCGGTTGTTCCAAAAGATCTTCAACCCATTCTATAGCTTTTTGTCGAACTGCAGCAATACCAGGATCTACTCCATACATCCGGGAGTGACCAGTCCCATTAGTATAATCTAAGTCGTCTTGTTTCCAGGATGCACCCATGAAATATATTGCGTATTTTTGTTCTTTCATTTAGAATTATCCTCCCCCCAAAGTTCATCCCATTGTTCCTCGAGCTTAGGATAAATTTTGCGTATTTGATTCTTATATTCATCAGAAATATCTGCAACTTTACCCTCCATGATTTTATCAAAATCTTTTTTCCATTCATCTGGAACTGAAAATATATAACTTGCATATGTATTATCAAATGAATCATCTAAAGTAGCAACAAAGTTTGGATGCTTCATAAGTTCTTCTTCACCATAGTCACATCCACGATTATTACCCCCAACTCTCGTATAAATATGGATATGATTATCGTATTCGGGATGTTCATCATCATTCAAGAAGCAATCCCTGAATCGTGGATAACTCTCTGGATGTTTATCGAGCATTGGTAAAATAAAAAATACACACGTTTCATTTACGCCATTTACCATATTATACAGAGTCATTGTTTAACTCCTCACATATTTGTTTTGCATATGATTTATTCTTGACAAAATCAAGGTACGTTTTTTTATAGGGATTATATGTTGCATATCCAGCAGGATACGGCCATTTACTCCGAACTACTATCCATCTATCACAGACAATAAACTTAAATATTCGTTTGAGCAGTTTTTTCATGTTTTAATCTCCAATACTTTTTTAATTTCATTTATTTTCTGCATCTGACCGACTTGCTTGCCCATTTCGTAATGACGAGTGCATTCCTGAATTAGTTCAATTAATTGAGCTTTTGAATAATCTGTTTGATTTAATTCCATTGCTAATTCACCACATTCGAATATAGCAACTTTTGAATAAAGGGAAACTCCTTCTAATTCATCAAACCATTGCCCATCAGGACCTTTCCATTTGCCCTTTACTTTCCGAAATATCTCTATATCTTCTATATGCATATCGGAGCTTCCTCAACGATTTCAATATCAGTTATTTTCATTAGTAGGGTAAGACCTGCATCATTTTTGTTACAAAAAGCACAGTCTTTTTCAAAATAAACAACTGTTCCTCTTGTTGGTAACGAATAATTATCGTCAAGTGTACCTTCGATAACATCTCCTTCACGAATAATCTTACCAGTGATATCCTTACGACCAGTAGATAATAACTTTTCCCTCGCTTCTTTATTCAATCGTTTGTAAGTTTCATCCGACAATTCTTTTTTCTTTTCGCCTGCCAGGATTATTCCTATGATCGTCTGAGCATATTCTTCATCCTGGTTGCATACAAAATACTTGTTATCCGGTAACTGTAACTTCTCAATTGCACAATCTAAATCTTCGACATCTCCTTCAAACTTACTTTTTAAATGCTTTTTGTTAATAACGATAAATTTATCATCTTCTAATAATGGCATAACTACCTCCTTTGACCTCGCTTAAATCCTGAGCGTGAGATCGGTTGTCTGTTTATAACTATTGGTTTTATATTAATTGTTTTGTTTTTTGCATGTAGTTTCTTAGGAGATTTTTGGGGATAAAAATAATCAGCTGCATATTCTTTTAATTTGTCGGGGAATAAATCAAAATCCATTGGCCAATAATCACGGACATGACTTTTTAATTCTAATGCTAATTCTGCAATAGGTAATATTGGTTCAATATGTACTTCTTCAAATGCTTGAAAAGCGCGTGTTAATTCCTTTGTAGGAATTTCAAGTCCACTGAAAGCAACTGCAAGATGTGAAGCTAATACTTTTAGTTCAAGTGCTGCAAAATCAATATTGATTGTCTTCGAGTCACCAATTATAAAGATTTTTGTTGAACTACACTCATTCGCTATAAGTGTCATAATTTCCTCTGCCTTTTTTTGTTTTTAGGGATTAGATACGTTGATATTCTCCGCTCCGTTTGCAACCGGTTCAACGCCCAGCGAATGACGGTTTACTAATCCCTAATTTGTTACTTTTCCTGTACTCTGTACTGAATCACCCATACAAATGGTTTGGTAGTATAACCACGGTCAGAGAATTGGATCTGCAATAGTCCCTGTCCAGTTGAGTTTGGAGTAGCTTCTGCATGTCCACCACCAATATTAATACCAGGACCACCAAGTCTTCTATCAGCTCCTTGACGTACAATACCTACATGAGTAGCACCATTCTTACAGGAGTCATCAATAATATCTCCTAAAATATCAGCTGTATTATTGTTTTTACCTTTAGCACTGACAGGTCCAAATCCAACAATAATAATTTCTTCGTCTGTTTCACAGGAGAGAATCAGTTCATTTTCCATGAACACGGTTACTTTGTCAGTAGCAGTATATGTATCTTTTTTAAACATAGGACGAATATGATTACGTCTACCCAGTCTTTTATCTCTCATCATATATTTACCATTATCTCTGGTAAATACTTCAGAAGATCTGTTATTCCCTGTTCTGAGTAATGTTTTGATATTCGTATATTGACGAGTTCTTCTATACTTCTCAGTAAAGCTCACCATATCAGGAAACGTCATATTCTGTGCATTTAAATACTGAAGCGGATCACCTTCAATATTGATTTCGTTACTTGCATCAACAGCTGTCAGAACTCCAACACCAACAAGATTACTAATACTATTATCATTATTGAGAATTTGCCCTTGTTGCTGACCCTGGATTTGCTCTTGTTCCTGTTCCTGCCCCTGCTGCTGCCCTTGTTGCTGACCTTGCTGCTGCTGCTGATCCTGATCATTACCACCATAACCACCGCAATATGCCGGAAATGCCGATCCAATAATAAATGCTACTGCTAAAAACAAAACAATTTTCTTCATCTTATTCTCCTTATAAGAATTAGTGCGAGCGTTATTGCTCACTCGCACTCTATTACAGAATAATTGTTTTGTAAACATCATTAGAGAATTTTCCCGTCCATCCGCCATCGCTCAAATAACTCATCTGCTGTTATTGTCTCTGCCATAACTCCAGGACCTTCATAAATATCAACTTCAATATCTTCGGGTTCCATTTCGAACTTGTCTGTTGCAAGATTAAGAATTTGCTGTACTTCAGCTATACTTTCACATTCAATTTCTTTTTCCGGTAATCTTACTGAGAATGATGGGTTTTCCATGGTTTTTCCTTTATTATTGATTAATTATCTAATTACAAATCTATAAGCATCATCTTTATATGAATTACAATTTAATGTAAAAAGATGAGTTCCATTGCTGCCACAATCAAAATTTTCATAACGAGCACTAACTTGAACCCACACTTTTAAAATATTAAACCCTTCCTCTTCTTCTTTGTCTACAGATACGCTTGTACTGAACTGACTGATCTGAATACTTTTAAAAAGAACAGGAACTGTCTGGAAAGGCTCAGTTTCAAATTGAATATGTTTACCGTCGTTTGTTTGGCAAAAATGTTTAATCTGAGCTGTAAAACCTCTTTTCAAAAGTTCAGTCTGAATTGTTTCTCGAATTTTATCCATTGCTTTTGAGCTTATTTCGTTTTCCATTTTGATCTCCTTTTTTGTATTTGTCTTAATCATGTAAGTACTATAATACAAAATAATATTTATGTAAACCCCCTAAATGAACTTTTTTAAATAAAGTATTTACAAAAACTCACGACGATTAAATCGTGAGTTTTAATAATACTCAATTCTTATAAATCAGCTACCATCTTTTTAAGGTCTTCAACGTCCATACCTTTTAAAGATTCGTCTTCTTTATCAGAAATAATAGCAAGAATCTTTTCTTTCTGCTGCTTTTTAAGCAATACATCTTTAGCAGTTTTTCTCTCGTCCAATTTTACTTTGATAATGTGTTTTACAATATCAAGTTTCAGTTCGAGAAGTTTATTTACTGGATTTTTTACTGTAACAAAACTTTCTTCACTGCTTTCTTTCAAAGCTTTGTTAATAAATTTTGCAACATTATCCAGACACACCCCATTTTGACTTAGCAATGGCATATCCCATAAATCTTCCGCTGCCACATTACCAACTTCTGTTCCAAATCTTACTTTTAATCTTGCCGCTTTTTCGAACATAACTACCTCCTAAAAATTAATTTTAATTATACGTGAAAAACTCCCCTCAAGTTTACAAAGTACACTATTTCTCTGCGTTGAAGAAAATCCAATACCGCTTAACTGATTATCAGTTCTTTCTACCTTCATTTTAGATCCAAGAACTTCAAAAACTTTTCGATGTTCTGTAAGATCCTCTTTTAGAAATTCATTAAAGAATCCCCTGGCTTTATCCGGATTCAAACAATCTTCCAGGATAAAAAAGTGATGCTTATTACCAGTTGTTTTTCCATCCCAATGATTTGGAGAATTCATGATCATTGAAACCTTACTGAAAGTATGAGTATTAATCCCCCATACTTCTTTTGAAGATGTTGTTGTTGGCAATGAATGCAGAAATTTAATCCCTTTTTCTTTTGAAAATTCAATATCAGCAACAATAACTTTCTCATTATGCCTTAATTCTTTATCATATACATAGGAATAAATTTTCCCACCATATTCAATCTCAGCTGAAAACCCGGTCTTTCCCCCACAATGATTATAATTATGGACAAGAAACCTATACTCACCCTCTTGCATCTTGTTAATATTTGACCAGGTAATATTTTCAACTGCAACTTTCTTATCAGGATGGACAATATCAACGTCCAGAATACCAGATGAGGGCTGAACTATTTTTTGTAATGGATAATGGATTAAATTTCCATTAGGTTCAATACAATGAGCATCAAAATCATTCTGATTATTATCACCATCATTCCATTGAATACTGAATCTCAAAACTCCATCAACATTACCACCTGCTTTTTTGACTCGAGCTTTTAATGAATCAGCAACTTCACCTTTATATGCCCAGGAAAAATTATTATCCCATTTAAAGATATTTTTGGAATCGTCATTTATTGGAGCTATTAAGCTCATTAGATTATCTTGATGTTTGTTTTCCACCATTAATTCTACATTATTAACCTTAGGTAGAATGTCATTCAGGAAAGTTTCTATATCAACCTCATCAACTTTATCGAGATTCTTAATATTAACTGGAGCTGATTCTTTCATTTCATCAAAAACACTCATTGCTTTTTTTGCTTCACGATTTGCAAACTTAACATTAGTGATAGTAATATCTTCAGTTACTGCATAACGTCGAGGTAAAGAATTTCCAATTCCCAGTGCAGTTACAAATTTTTCAGCATTTTCAATCATACTTTTTGTAACAATAGCTGAAGGTCTTTTGTAATTAGTGGGAGCAACTTTTGATTCAAACATCCTCACTGATGCATCAAGACCAACATTGTTTGAAATATCAACGAGCAAAGTACCCATTACAGTGTTTTTGATCTTTGAAGCTCCGCCAAGTACTGTAGAAACTTCCCAGCAGTAGTTATCTCGTTCATCTTCTGGAATACTATTAAACTGTGTTTTATGATGAACAAAAAGTGTAACTACATTTTTATGTTCATCACCACGGTATAGTGAACCTTGCTCAATCAATTCCAGAACAGTATCAGCTGCATCTAAAGAAATTTCCTCTAAACTTCTTTTAAATACTTGCTGATTACTCCTGGCATGTGATAGAGCTGTTCCTGAATCTGGCATAACAAATTTTAATGGAAGCGAGTAATGAAAATGCTCCCAAGTAATAGGTTCCCCGTCAACCAGGGAATGGTTATTATCAATTCCGACTTCTTGCTGGAAGTGATAAAACCTATCTCGGATTGGTTGAGATTTTACGAGGGCAGAAAGTGCATCTGCAACTACTTGATAATGCCCGCCAATTTCTATATCCCAAATTGATATAAGACAACTATCAACAATTGAGACGGCATTTCCGCAACCTTTAATAAATTGCTTGCAAGCTTGGCAGTCATATTCTCTTCTTTCTTGAAAGATCTCATTAGTACCTTCAGGAAAACTTTCCAAATAAGTTTCCCATAATTCCGATTTAGAAATATTTGTCTTAAACATTTCCCCCTTAGTCATTTCCTTCATTTGATTTTTAACTCCCCGTTTAAAATCTTTGAATTCCACCTTTTTCTCCTTTTCTATTATTATAGTTTATACTCTGTGCGTTCTGTGATATTATATAACTTTTTGGTTTTAATATTTAAATAATACTTTTTCTCAAATGTTGCATGCGCATAATCTCTCGGATAAATATAATAGCAATCATCTTCAGTAATTGATTGTGACCAACCATTAGAATATTTAAAATCGTCGAGTTTAAATTGTCCACCATCAATAAGAATCTTTGCTGCTTTTACAAAAAGATTCTGATATAAATAACTATTATCTGATTTCTGGATAACTAACCGAAGGTTTATATCATCATTATCATCTTTTGGTATACCCCCACACCATTCTTTCAGTCGCTCATAATCTCTTTTTGGACTATCCATATATGAAAAATTAATCCCACCTAAATCGGGATGACTAACTGTCGGGATATTATATTTTAAATCATACTCGACAATTAAATTAAAAAACATTTCCTTATACTTAAGATCACCTGACATTACCATTGCTCCTTTCCGACTATTTTATAGAAATATCTTTTAAGTCGCGATGCTGGAAACTTCTTTATAGCTGATCGTTTCAATTCTCTTGACCAGTCCTTCAGCATCGTTTCTGCTTTTCCAACCCTTTGAAAACCATTTCTATAAAGGTCATTTAGAATCTCAGTTATGAACAACTTATCCTTTGTTGCTAATTCAATTTCTTTTTTTGTGGCTTCAATCGGAGTAAGTTGCTTGATTTCCAGATCAGTTTGCAAAATGCTAATAGCATTTGTCATTTGATAAGCGACTATTGCTAAACCCTCGATTACATTTTTATTCACAGCTTCATCAATTTGATCCATCCATTCAGTTGGTTTTACTTTACTATTATCTAGCATTTTACCTCCTAATAATCTGGTTCTGCAATGCCGATATCAACCGACATGCCAGGGGTTTCACTCGCCATTGATTGAATGTCTGAGTCAATATCGCTTATTATATCTTCATATTCATCAGCAGGTATTCCATGTAATGTGATTGTTACTGTTAATTTTTCCATTTAATCCTCCTTTGTTTAATTTTATTAGTAATCCATTTCGTAAATGAATATCCAATTGAGTTGATTGTATGACAAAAACAAAAACAAATGATTAAGAAAAATATAGGACTTACATTAAAGGTAGTCTCGCGTGACATCACAATATATATTGCAATAGAACATATCAAACTCGTAATAATATTCGACATTATTCTACCTCCCTGCAATGAACAGTACTACCTTCTACTTTTTCAAAATAATCGCATTCTCTACAAAGAGTACTACCAACTTTTCTAATATGCTGGATTTCAGATATCGGGTCAGTATAATTAATATTGAACGGACAATTTTTGCTATATAGTTTCCTTTTAAAAGTTACTATTTCAATATCTGTTTTATGCATCTTCCCCCTCCATCGGTAAAAGTTTAAATGGTTCTTTCATATATTGCTTTGCACAGCTTAATGCTGCATCAAACGATTTAAATTCTATTTCATTATTCGTCCACATGGAAAATAGAATACCTTTCCAATGGGCAGATTTTGTGAAGAAATACAAATACTTCCGTTCCGGGACAAACTGTCTGACAATATATTTTCCGTTTTTAAGTTTTATTATCTTTAATTTCGGCATTAGCTTCTCCTATTTAAAAAGATTTTCAAACATTTGCCGTTGTTTTTCTTCGTATTTATCCTGGCGAACCATATTATTTACTTCTGCTCTGCACCAAGATCCTTGCCAATCTGCCCGACGCCCATATCTTAAATGAAGACGTTTCATTTCTGGATGATTACACATTGAAATCTCTGGCCAAATGTCATGCCAAACCATTCCATAGCGAATACCTTTTGGTGGTTTCCAGTCAAGAGCATTTGCTTGAATAATTTCCAAACGATCCCCATATATTTCTTTATAGACCGGACCAACCAGGTTTATAACATCCTCAGATAGTTCGATTACAGTTGCTTTAGTAACTTCAGGTTTGAGCATGCAATTCATTAAAACCATACCGATTCCTAAACCATTTATCAATATATGGTCTTTAGCTTCCCTGACAGGTTCTCGATGATCACGTTGCTCTGCTCCAGTATCAGACATAATAGTATGACGTTTTTCCATCAGCCGTGTATAAGTTCCAGCTGATGGCATGCGGTGACCATAGTTAAATACCGACATGCGAGCTTCTTTTTTACTGATGGTAAATTTCTCAACTTCCCAATCACCACTTTTACCTTCTGGAATATTAACTTTTTGCATTTGAGCTCCCCCAGTCTATTAATTTATCCAATTGTTCATCTACAATATCAAAAAACCCTTTAGGCCAATTATCGAGCTTTCCATATTTATCAATAAGAATCATTTGATTTTTCCAAAGGATATGGTATCCACTAACTTCCTTTTCCTTTATCTGAATTCGGACATCAGTTAATTGAACATAGGAAGTAATTTCTCCAACAAGATCTTCCCCATTATAAAGCTTTGCTGTTGTTTCTTTGATCTCATTTATTTTTATCATACATATCTCCTATTCGTTTATTCCGTGCCAATCTCCCATCAAATCTGGGGACTGAGTATCACCCATTCCTTCTATTTTATCTCTACAATAGTTACAAATCTTTGAGCTTTCCATATCTTGCCCCATTGTACAAGCATACTTTGTTTCAGAAATCTTTTGACGAATAATACAAGATCCACATTGAGTTACTCTTCTTGGTACTTGAACAACTCTTCTATTATTTTCATTCTGTCTTCTTTTGTTATATCCTAATATTTTTGGATTCATTCGGATCTCCTTACTTAAATTAGTAACTAAGATATCACAAGCTGTATTACGGCTTCTTTTCTATATTCTGATTCTATTGTGCTGCCTGGATAAGCTTTTAAAAGTTTTTCAGAAATTATAGTAATATTTTTTTGTGAGTATACAGTTATTAGATTACCCTTGGCTGCAATTAATTCTCCATCATTTCCGTATATTATTTTTTCTGCCTGTGACATATTTGATCTCCTGTTATGTGTTATCGTTATAAGTACTATAACCCATAATAATTATTTTGTAAACCCCTTTTCGCATCTTTTTTTAACTTTTTTCAATTTACAGCATAATAATTTTCATCTATTTTAATAAGAGTTTTACGATATAATACAGGATCAAAGCTCTTTATTTTAGCTCTTGATGTTTCGTCATCAGGATCAATGTTACTATATTCCATTTTAAATACTTTAAGAATATATCCTTCTTCCTCAATAAGCCTCAAATGCTCTTTTGTTTCATCGTAACCTTTTTGCTTTCTACCTTTATTATTTGTTTTCCATTCTTCGGAAAAAATCATGGTTTTACCTAAATCCTCATAAATATCCCATACTCCAAAAATGATGATTTCTGCTTCTTCATTAATAAAGGACCAACTCCAAGTCCAGTTTGCACAAGTACCGCCCTGTGATTTTATAAATTGCTTTCTATTCATTTCTTTTCTCCTTTTCGCCTTATTTATTTTTTATTCTGCCACTATTTTATTGTAAGTTTCTTCCCAGTTACTTGATAATCCAGCAAGATTGCCATATGCATGATAACAAGCTTCGACAGTTTCTTTTGACGGTAAATATCTACCATCAGTTGTCATTACGACGCCTTCTTCCTGTGTATGAATATTCAATTCCTTCAAATCCAACGGCATTATCTCATGTGGAAATAATCTAACTGTTCCCTGGTTGGTTTGGTAATCAACTGAAGGTACACCATAGTGTGATGGATTATCTAATATCAAAGTTGCTTGACCAATTTCGCCAGTGATTATCGGAATAGGTGTACAAGGAGCATTGATTACCATAAAATAAGCTTCTTTATCATGCTCAAATGCTTTTAACATTCTACCTATTTTCTCTGTTGTATTATGATCTATAAATCTATCCAAAGAATATAATCCAGCAAAATCATTTTCTAAGAAATATTCAACCAGGTAATCCCAAGTTGCTAAATTAACGAACTTTAATTTAGGCATTAATTTAGAACGCATCATTTCCTGTACAGCTTCTTCAGAAATAGATTCATCGGTAAATTGTTTTGTACTACTTTCATATATTGCATCTTCCGCATCCATTACTATATTAGAAATTTCATCATAAGTTTTATAATTAAGCTTGAATACTTTTTCAATATCAAAAGATGATTCGAATTTTATTTTGCCAAGTAAAGAAACTGTATAATCAATAGCTTCTCCCTGACTCATATTTTCAATTATACCAATTACTGGTATCTCTTTTGTTTTAAAAAATCCAGAAGTTCGACCGACATCTTCCATACTTAGTTTATTAGGTTGAGTTACAAAAATAACTCCAGATACTTCCAAAGATTCAATTAAATTAAGATGAATATCTGTTATAGAGGGTGGAGTATCAATCAATACAATATCAGGTTTCATCTTATTAACTTTTGTTTTTGCTTGTCTGATGTATTTTTTTACCATACTACCTTGAATATAAACTAATCCACGAGTATCATACCCCATGGAATGTACGTATAAGTTCTTATTAACAGTTTTATCTGGGAAAACAACATGCATGGATGGAGTATTTATATCCGCGTCCAATATAAATACGCTTTTCCCTTTATCAACAAGTGCTTTTGCCAAGTTTGCAGTAGTAGTTGTCTTCCCAACTCCGCCCTTGCCCGAATAAACTATTATGCTTTTCATTTTATTTACCTTTCTCAATTATTGAAATCTCACAGAGTGAATTTCTACATGGAATTGATTCGCCTTTTCTCCACTTTGCTACTGTAGAAAAACCATTAATTGGATCTTCCTGAGCTACCGATAGTGGATACCATGTTGTTGTATCTGTATCGAAATCATTATCTGCAATTGCATTAAATCTACCTTTACGTACATGATTAACTTTTACCAATTGATCTTTTTTGATTTTCATTGCTTTTTCTCCCATTCCAGGTAATTTTTTATATGTTGCTTATGGTCTAAATCATTGTCTTCTCTGTATTTATCAATTATTTTGTCACGTTTATGCTGAAGAACATCTATTTGCTTATTCATATTTCTAATTTCAGAAAAGATGAAATCATCTGATTCTTCATACTCATCTTTTTCTTTCTTATTTTCTATAAATTCTTCCGATACACAAAGTTCTCTCCGTGCTGCTTCTAACATTCCTTTAAATGCTTCGAACTTAATTTGATTGAAAGATCCATAAAAAGCACGACAGCCTTGAAGAGTATCAATTGCCTCTATAGCATTAGTTATATCATCCCATCCGTCTCGGTCTTTACTAAACTCTTGTTCTAAAGTTTCTATCATTTTATCGAAATCCATTTTACTCTCCTATAAATTATTAGCAATTGCTTGCAATATTAGTTTATGAAAATGATCCAGTTTATCACCGGACAAGGTTAACAGTTTACCGATATCACCTTGTAAAAATTTCCCGATCACGATAGATCTTTCAGAACCGATATGCATGGTTAATTCATTAGTTTCATCTACTAATTCAAACGTTATTATCTCTTTCATAATATTCTCCTATTTAATTATTTTAGTAAAATATAAACTATTAGCATTATCTGTATGTTTTTTTAAATCTTTACCTTTAATATAATTGGGTTTTGTATAAAAATTTCCTAATGCTCCATATCCTCTGTCTTTTTGTATAGTTTTAGATTTATATTCAGAACGTATAGTTGAAAAATATTTTTTTGCATCTTTAATATATTTGAATCCCTTTTGCTCATTACCACTTATAATATGAACATAAAGATTTGCGCCTGTTATACCTTCTGCAAACTGATTATTATGAAAAATTACGATGTAATAATTGTTATTATCTTCTGTTGTTAGATCTTCTATTTTGAGGTTTGTCATTAGAATCCTCCATATGTATAAGTTTCAAGTTTTTCATTATAAACGATAATGAAGTTTGCGTTTCTTATTTTTTCAATATTTTTATTTATTTCTTTATCAGTTAAATCAAACTGATTTCTTAATTGTGTTTTTGTAATAAAATCATTTCTTATGACTGCTGAAAGAAAGTTATCGAAATTTAATTTTGTTTGAGTTGAGTTTGTCATATTTAAATTCTCCTTAATTGTTATCGTTATAAATACTATAATACAAAAGAATTATTTTGTAAACCCCTTTTTCGATCTTTTTTCAACTTTTTTCGATTTATTTTTAATTAAAAATAATTTCTAATAAAAAACTCAATATACATATTATATATTTACAAATGAAGAAAAGAATGATCGCTGAAAAAGCGACAGGCCATACAGTCATGTAAAATAATATTCTAATCATTCCCCAAAAAGCATCGCCATTTGTAGAATCTTCATAGTATGTCGGGCCACGTCCGCCACCTCTAACTGCAAGTCCTCTGGAAAATATATCTACAAGATCGCTTCCACTACATGGTTTTCCCTCAATTCTTTTTCGATCAACAAATTTACACGAAGCTACTACGATGAAAAAAGAAACGATAATATATGCTGATACATATTCAACAGTTAAGAAATCTTCCATTTTATTCTCCTATTTAAGTTTTGCTTTCATTAAATCAACACATACTTGATTAATATAGTTATTCGCAATAAGCGTTTCGCATAGATTAGCTAATTCAATACCATTAAAACCCTTTTTTAATTCTTTAAAAACTCTATCAACTTCATTTGGATTCCATTTACCTTCTGGTGATTTTTTGATTTTGATTGTTTTTGTCATTTGATTCTCCTTTTTAAGTTAACCATTTACCCTGCCCCCGATATCCAATCGGAGGCAAGATGAAGAGTTAATTAAGCAGTAAATCTATGTTGATATGGAACTGAATCTTTAAATGGTATTTCTACATCTGGTTTTTTATAAATTACTTCACGTCCCGTGATTTCGTTAAACTTCTTTAACCATCTCCAAGACGCCATTTTATTATCAACTGAAAAATCAATATGTTCTTCTCTTTCCTTATTAACAAGAATAAGGTGAATCGAACTTGAAATTAAATTTGGAATATGAATTATAAGTATTTTGTCATTAGGACAAGCTACGAAATTACCTTTTTTAAGTTCAGTTATTAAAGAATTTTGTGTTCTTCTTGGAATTTCTTTGGGTTTAAAATTTTTACCATCTTCAATAGCTTTATTAAGAATATCTTTACCAACCTGGCAAGTATTTGTACCTTCTACTTTATCAACTTTACATTCGAGACAATTGTTAAGAACATCATTTAAAGTTTTTACGTTTGATTTGCATTTAGTCATTTTAATCTCCTTATCCTAAAGTTAATTTTTGGTCATTTTCATTTATAAGTTTAATAACATTACTTAAAGTTGTAAGGGAAATATTATCAAAATCTGTAGCTTTAATCTGATTAATCATTTTTTCTCTTTTAACTTTCTGAAGGATCATTGCTATTTCATGACCTTCAAATTGGTCAAGATATTCAGTAGCAGTCATACTAATTTCTACGTTATTTTGAGTTTCAGTAATTTCTATTTCATCACAATCTGCACCTAATTCTGATTGCATTCTACGAATAGCTAATATTACTGATCCTTGATTCTGAGTTTCTCTTTCTGATTCATAATCTTCGAATTTAATTGTTGTTGTTGTCATATTATTCTCCTTGTTTGAGTTATGTTTTGTTTTGATCATGTAAGTACTATAATATAAAATAATTCTTTTGTAAACCCCTTTTTCGATCTTTTTTCGATTTATTTTGACTTTTTTTGAAAATAGAAAACCCGCTTGTGAATTTAATCACAAACGGGCTAAGGAAGAATAACTACGGAGTATTTTTACAAATCAATCTTATCATTCAAACGTGAATTATCTATGCCTTTAGTCTTCATTATATTTTTAGCCATTGTTCTATCACCAAACCACCAGGTTACACAAGAAACTGTTAAGTAAGTTACAATAGAAGTAATTTCTGAAAAGATTGCTGCAGCTTGTATTCCATCTAAAGCAACACCTTCTTTCTGCATTATTTGCCACGCCATCCAAGTTACCCAAGTTGTAATTCCACATAAATAAATAGTTAAAGTAGGTCGTAAGATCCCTCTTAAGAAATCAGTCAGACCAAATAGCACTGCAATTAAACTGGCTAAAGGAATAGTAAAATACCTGATCCATCCTTCCTGTCCCATAAGGCGATCAATCCATTTATTGCTGAACATTTGCTTATTACCTTCTTTCTGAGATTGAATATAAGCATCAGCTTCTTTTAGATCAATTGCACCTTCAACTTGTGTCTGAGCAATACGTATATTTGCCTTAGCTTCTTCAATCATTGCCCTGGTTTCAGCATCAACCATAGCGAGTTCATGTTGATTCTGAACCTTATTCTCTTCGATTTTCATTTTACGTTCTTTCATTTTGAACCAACCACCGACGACATTCCCGAGTAAACCTGTAACACCACCTAAAACTGTTGCTAACATTATGCTGCCTCCTTCATATTTCCGATTATTGTTAACATAAAATCGTCACTCTGCATATGATTTTTAAATTTCCGGACTGTTGGTTTGGAAGTAAGAATTGCTCTTTGATTTCCGATGGTTCCAAATCTTTTCCCTAATTCAATACATCCAAGAACATTACTTTTCCAACCTTTTGTTACATCCCCTGCAAAATTACCGCCATGAATAAGAATAAACTCGCGTCCATTTATATTAGTCACCCAATAAGTGAATCCGAATTTAGGGGACTTTCGAATTTTTACAAGATACGTTCCTGCTGGAACGCAGGACAATCCTTTCTTATTATTTCTCCAAGGAAGTTCCATGCTATAGCAAGTAAATCCATCAGTTGCGAGTACTCCTTCTGTTCCTTGATCATGACTGGTTGTCCGGAATAGATACACTTGTTTCATTTAAACCCTCCAATTTTTGTTCAAGTTCTTCAATGCGATTTAGGAGAGAAGCTCTTTCATCCTCTAATATATTACATTTATCATATAACTCTTCAATTGCTGTTGTTAATTCCTGTGGATCATTTACGTTTATAGTCATATTTTACTCCCCTAATATAAATATTATAATAAAAAACAATTATTAATGTAAACCATTTTAGCCAAATTATATAATTTCCTGGCTTTTTAACTTAAAATATCAATTAGTTGTTCGTAGTTGATTCTATTTTTCCAATAAGCAATATCATCAGAATTATAATAATCATTTGGAACCATTTCGCCAATTCTTAAAGCTGCTTGCCAGGTTAAAAGGAAGTAGTCTCGCTCAACTTGCAGAAGAATATAAACATTTGCTCCTTTTTTACCATGTCGACGAATGAAAGATCTTTGCTGAGGCGTATAATGTTTGATTTTTAGTTGAGTAGTTTCTTTTTTAGGCCAATAATGAACATGTTTTAATTCTATCCAGACCATTCTCCCCGAGTTCATTGTTGCATATACATCAGGAACACCAATTCCAACTGCATTTTCAATTCGTTCAGCTTCCCAGAATGGTTTCATATTCGTATAAAGTGTTTTCCAAAGACTTGATTCACTTCCCATAGTTATTTCTCCATATCATATACCATTATTTGCTGCTGTAGTTTACATAATGGACAAATATCGGATTCATCCATACAAGCACAATCAACAAGAAACTTTATTTTCTTATCATTAACCATTGCATAATGAATTTCATCACAAGTTGATAATCCAATATATCCAGCAGGATTTATTACGAAGATTTCGTCAGCAAGATCTATCTTTCTGAAATGTAATCGATCGAGCATCCGCTTGGTATCGCTATTCATATCCATCCCGATTTTATGGCCAAACATTCCTACAGAAATGACAATGTTTCCTTCTAAAGTCAAACGTGCTGATTCTCTTTCAAATACTGATTTGAATTTTGTTGATCCGCATAAAGTTATAACTTTCATGATTTATTTATCCTTTTCAAGTTCTTTCTCTATTCGTTTTTATCCTCTTCATTAAACATATTCCACAGTTTATCTCTATATTTAGACTGAACCCTCGTTTCAGTTATATATAAATTTATATCTGTAACATTACCTTTAACAGAAAGAACACCCTTAATCATACGAATAGCATTCAAAATATGTTCAGCATCATCCTCTCTAATGTCTTTTTCAAGAACTACAGTTAACGAACTAAATCTGTCAGTCATTTTCCCTCCTTCATAACTATTTGTCCACTCCATCCACAACCAAAACCCTCGCTTTCCCTTTTGCGGGTGGTACAGAGTAATTCTCCACCATTAGTTATATTAAAATGCCATCCTTCACAATTCGGGCATTTAAATAATACATCTTTATGTTTCGATGTTGGAAATATTATTGTATTATCCTCAGTTATAACACAATTGCCCTTCATTATATCAATCCCTTATCTTTCAAATATAACTTAGCAGAAGAACCGTCCTTATTGTAGCAACCATATTTTTGTTCTCCTTTAAACCTGGCCATTACTGCATCGTCGAATTCATCGAAGTAGCCAAGTTGATATCGAACGTTTTTAGATGATACACTTGCACACCATTTGTTTTCACGATTATGCTTTGAAACTCCAGTAATTCCAGAAGTGTTTCTTGCATACATTCCCTTAATTTTAGTCATCTTTATTATCCTTTAAGCTAAAACAACAATTTTAAAAACTCCCAAACACCGATGATAAGCCCTATTATAACTAATATGGGTATTATTAAAGACACCCAAGTAAGTCCAAAATTACCATCCATTTATTTTTCCTCCTCTACTTCAAGATTTCTGATTAAGTCTCCATAAGATACGCCGCCCTGTTTGTTAATATGATCAACAATACTTGCTGCTTCTTCTAATAATAAGATGCATAGCTTTGCAAATGCCAGATACGTTTGTGTATTATCTTCATCAAACTCATCAGCAACCTCACGACATATCTTATTATTAAATTTTTCAAGTTTTCCATCAGGTGATATCCTTGCATATTCTGTGTCTTTAATTGTCAAGACAGTGGATAAATCACAATCACTACTATCCAGTACTATTTTATCTTTCATATTTATATACCTTTAAATTTATTTCTAACCATTGCCTGTAAAGCTTCCTCACCTTTGCCGAATTTCATCAACATATGAGCAACATCGGAATCAAAGTTATTCCCCTGCATATAGACAATGACAAGGTACAATAATTTCATTATTATCTTATTCTGCTTATTTGAGACCTTCATCATTGTCTTAAACTTTTTCCTGATATCAGCTTCTTCCATATCAGCTTCATCTATATTTTTAAGAAAATGGTCAACTCCTCTGATTTGATTTTCAATTGTTGTTATATCAACAAGTATTGATTTCAATCCTGATTTTTTATCATTCAATAAAGCAAACATTAATTCTGGTAGTTGTTCCATTTATCCCTCATCTATTATCTGGTTATTACATACATGCAGCTAAAGGTAACTTTTCGGGTCGATCATCCGATCCATGTTCGTTTGCAAGATCAAGTATAATGTCTTCGTCTGTTTCAAGAAGTAGTTTCATTGCAACTACATTATCCGTATCTGGAAATTTATACTTATTATCAAGATGTACGCATAAATCTGTAATTTTATCTTTCTCAATCTTTTGAACAAATGAATCTTTTTGTACAATATAATCAAACTTCTTTCCTTTGACAAAAAGCCTGCCTGTTTCTTCATAAACTTTAAGTTCTTTCTTGCCAATTAAGTCAAGTAAAAGTTCTTTCGCCACATCTTCTGCAATTTCTCTTTCTTTTTCTCTTTTTTTGTAATCTGATTCCTCTTCAACTTCTCTATGACTGATGTCATATCTATCAGGTTCTTCTACAGAAGTTTCAATCGTAAGTTCTCCTACCCACTGTACCCAAACAGTTCCACCATCATCTGTGTAAGTGGTTGTTTCGGGCATTGTTGAAGTAGTTGAAGCTGCGCTTGTCCAAGAAGTCCAAGTAGACTTTTCAACTGAAGTAGTAGCAGTTGAATCTGCCCAAGTATACCAAGTAGAATCATCACTTGAAATAGTACATGTTGCTGTAGTAGTCATATTAACCTCCAGCTATTGGTGGTATCATTATGATTTTACCAGCTTTAGCAAGAAATTTTTTAATCTTTTTTCCAGCTTCACCACTTTTTGTTACTGCATAAGCTACAAAACCTTTATTGATTAAAGTATCAAACTGATCCTCTGCTGCTTCAACTTCATCAGCATTGTCTTTGTCCCAAATTACTTTTGTATCGCCTGTGTTATCAATGATTGACATTTTACCCATAATTCTTCTCCTTAATTAATTTTTTAATAATCATTCTCATCCTCATCGTAATTATTTTCCCACATTTCCTCTACTATTTCGCAGACCTTAGCAAGATTCTTTGGTGATAATTTAGAAAGACATGATTCAGTTGCAACAATTTCTTCATCTAAGATACTTCTTCTTAGATCTTCCCAGGCCATCCCCATAAAATATCCATCGAAGAATATTGTAATGATTTCATCACATTCATTACAATGACGATATCTATCTAAACTTTCAAAATTCTCATTTTCATCAAAATAGATTGTAGTTCGACAAAAGTGTGGTTCATTTGGCTGCATAAATTCATGACATTCATTACACTCTCTTTCCCTTGGTGCTTGATAATCTTCTTTAAAGATTAAATCTTCATAGCAATGATCCTCAGAATCGTAATCCCAGTTTGATATAGTACATGAGCATTCCATTATCCTATCTCCGCTTGTTTTACTGCAAATTTATGACCTGCCTCAGTATATTTATTACATAAATTCCACTGTTCATTTACATTGCCCCAATTCGGGCCGGTTTCAATATCGCAGATCATTGGAACTTTCAGTTCATAAACATCTTCCATGATATGTTTAACTTCATAAATTGCCTCTTTACCGATTTTTGAAAGTGGATAACCAAAATCTAATTCATCGTGTACAGTTATATATGGTTTAATAACATCGCAGACTCCACTTTCCCAAATATCAACTAAAGCAAGTTTCATAATATCAGCTGCAGATCCCTGATCAGCAGCATTAAATGCTCGATAGCATCCTGCTCGTTTTACTCCCCGACGAACTTTTCTACCGAGGTTACCTTTATTTTCTGAGATATATTTTTCTATTCTTTTCTCAACTACTTTCGGACTACGGTCTGCTTTTATTATTTTACCAAGATCAAAATCATTTGGTTCCCAAAGATCATATCTTCTACGGCGACCAAGAATAGTTTTAATATATCCACGTTTTTCTGCTGCTTGTGTTGCTTGACCTACAGTATGTTTTACAAAAGGTAATTCTATAAAGTAGTTGTCGATGAATTTCTTAGCTTCATGTGTTGGAATTCCTAATGATCGGCCAAGCTTTTCAGCTCCCATTCCATAAACAATTCCAAAGTTAATAGTCTTTGCAGCACTACGACTAACTCCTGCAATATCAGCACACCATTGGTGATAATCGACTCTGGGATTATCTATAAAAGTTTGACGAACGTCATCTGCTCCGTTCCCCATTGCATAATGTGCTAATATTCTTATTTCGATTTGAGAATAATCTGCTTTACACCACCCATAACCTTCGTCTGGTATGAATAATTTTCGGCAAAGTTTCCCTAAAGCTGTTCTTGTAGGAATAAATTGTAAGTTGGGATTTGAGGATGAGAATCTACCTGTTACTGTTCCAAATTCATCTGACCTTAATTGATTAAATTGACAATGAATCCGATCCCCAACTAACATTTCTAATAGTGAACCTTCAAGAAATGTTCCTACAAATTTGTCGACTTCTCTACATTTCAATATCTTTCTGGAAAGATCACTTCCATGATTATCAAGCCAATCTTTTGTGAATGATGGCTTTTTAGATTTGGGTGTTAATGGATAATCAATCCCTGATTTATCAAATACTTTAGCAATTGACTCTGCTGCCCAGTAATCAATATGACTACCTGCAATATTATCAAGATCGAGCTTGTGCTGATCAAGCTCACCTGTCATTTGATCATGTAAACCCATTAATCGATCAACATCAATTGGTACACCGAGTTGTCTCATATGCAAAAGCATTGGTATAAGACGTGTTTCCATATCAAACACTGTTTCTAATCCCTGCGCTGCAATAACAGGTTTCTGTTTTTCAAATATTCGCAGAGCTTGGATTGCATCACCCTCAGCATATGTTCCGGTATATTCAGCACCGAATCTCCATAAATGCTTTTGAGATTTACCCTTTAATCCGTAATCTCGACAAACATCATCTAAGATATCTTCCCGCTTGCTCTCACCTAAATATTTCCTGGCTAAAGTGTCAAGAGAATAACTATATGCATTTTCATCTATTAACGGTTCTGCATTTTGGATATCAAAGAAAGATCCTGCTACTTTTACTCCTGCATGATATAGATAATCTAAATCATATAATATATTTGCTCCGACTTTTGGTTGATTTGGATTGCATAGATTATCTTTTGCCCAACGTAACACATTTTCACGTTCAAATTGTTTACCTTCAGCATGGCCAAATGGCAAATACCAGGTATCACCTTCTGGAACTGCAACTGATATTCCAACCAGGTATCCATCTCGTCTTACCCCCGGACCTTTTTCTATAAGCTGTGGATCGCGTGTCTCAGTATCGAGTCCGATTACTTTAGCTCCAGATAGATTCGGTAATTCCTTGGGCAATTCCCATTTTGCTTTAGTTGGGAATAATGGTGCTTGAACGAAAGTCATATTGTCTCCAGATTCGATTTAGTTTCTTCCACGCATCTTTTGATGTTTCATGCCCAGGATATGGCTTGTTGTATAGGATTTGCTTGCAATTAGTATTCATCAACATTACTGTGCAAGTCAAACACGGACTATCAGTTACATATACTTTATGAATCTTATCTACATCTGAACACTGCAATAGAGCATTCTGTTCTGCATGTATTGCAAGACATAAATGTAAATCCGCCCCAGGTTTATCTCTTGGGCATTCCCCGATTTCGCAGTGGGGATATCCTGAAGGAACGCCATTGTAGCCTGTGGCAAGTACACGATTTTCTTTATCAATAATTACACAACCTACTTGCCGACGATAACAATTTGAGCGTGTTGCAGCAAGCATCGCCATTGACATGAAATATTTATCTTGCGATGGTCTTTTCATTTAATCTATTCCCTCTATATATTCTTTTAATTCATTTCTGAAAGTAGATGCTTTAACAAGATGACCTTTATCTGATTCGTTTTCATTTATAAGGATATCAATAAAATTAATACTAATATTTCCTGTACGAATTATTTCTGTGACAATATTTTCTATTGCTTTCCTATTCAATACTGTTCCTGCTGTATTTTCAAGGGAAGTTTCTTGTATATTGCCAATGAAAAATTCTAACATCATTTATTCCATCCTCCTGCTTTAATTTGAATCGGGTGAGCATTTTCATGATAAGGTTTTAAACAAATTGCATCCATTTCTTTTAGGCTGTTAGGATGATCTTCGAAATGCTTTTGTAAACTTGTTTTAAATGCGTCATGAATTAGTTGGTCTTTGCCTCCGTATCTTCCTGTCCATAATACAGCTTCAGTTGCATACCATTTTCCGGAAGGTTTAAAGAAATCAACTCTTACTCTTCTTGGGTCTTCCGAGTAATGGGTCATGGTAAATCCCTCCCGTTAACTATATCTTCAAGCCATTCATCCACGATTTCTTGGTCAATTCGATCTTTATGATCTAATTTACTTAAGCAATTAACTGGAGTACACTCACTATTTGCTCTTGTTCTGAATTCAGTCTTACTTCCCTTTTGGAAATATCGGCAAAAAGCTTCAGTTCGATCATAAGTAATTCCGACAATAAAACCGATTTCAACGTCTGGATGATCAACATCACCTTTAACATGTTGTGGCATATACATGATTTGATCTGTTGCGCATAATCCATTTTCAGATTTTCTGCGTTTTTCTCTTGGCATTTTCATTATTATATTTCCTTTAGTGATTATTAATCCTGAAAACCGGGACTGAAAAGCCTTCAGGATTAGTGTTTCTCTCCTGTAATTATAATTAATTTATTAGCCCCTACTTTACTTTCATATCTATATCTGGAATAATTGACTGTGGTTTGAAGATGACTTTATAATGATAAACATCCACTGGTACAGCATCAAGTTGTTCAACGAAAGGGAAAACATTATCAGCTCTTCCCAAGTAATGCTTTTTGAATTCATTCGGACCAGTTTTTATAGTTACAGTAAATTTATTTGGAAAAAACTCTACTGCGCAACGTCCTTCAATTGATAAGATATACTTATCAGTAATGCCGTTGTAAAAAACAACTCTTCTATTAATCTCAAACATATCTGCAGCTTTTGATAGATTATTGGATGCAACTCGAGCATCTTCATTTCCACAACCATTGAGGGTTAAAATACTTAATACAAATAGAATTGCCAATAAAAATAATACATTCGTTACGTTAATTTTTTTCATTCTTCTTTCCTCTGCTTTTAAAATTAAATTAAAATATATTCTTATTTTTTTATTTCAGTGATAAGTACTTCCCGAGTACTACAACTATCGTACTCATGCCGGCGCATAATATAGTTTTTAAAAAAGGCAGGTTTACAATCTCCCTCTCTTTTTCTAATTGTAGATGTAAACATTGCTCCAGTTGGAGAAAAAACTGCCCAGTATCTATCTTTCTTTTTCATCAGAATATCTCTTTACCTTTAAGATCACCTGCAAATGCATGGAGTGATCCAAGCATATGGATAAACTGCCCTGGTTCTTTACCAATTTCTCTTGCAACATGTTTAAGCAGATTAACTGTTAACCAAACATCTGATGGGAAAAACTTAACAAAATCACAAGATCTTTGGTTATAAATCAGAACAAGTTTATCTTCTCTCAACATAAACTGATAAGTCAATGAGCAAGGAACACGATCTCGTCCGCCCCAATGCATCATATCTTGGTGACGATCATACATTGTCATAACTGCTTGGCGAGTATTCGGTTTAGCTTTTAATTCCCGAATAATATAGGGGAGTTGTGCTTGGAAACGCTCAGCATATGAATAAGAGAATACGCCATTTCTAATAAATTTCTCCCAGAATTCACCATTAAATGTATAAGCTAATCCTGGATTTAGTGGTCTGTCAGTAGTTCCATATCGACGTTCCTGGTCTTCGTAGTTCAACCATTCTGCGTTAATTTTCCCGGAATGATCAAGCATATCAAACATATTGTTTGAATCAAATTCAGTCAACATATAAGCATATCCACATAATTCCATTGTTTGGAAATCAGGATCATCTGCCACGTCTTGATCCTGCACTGTTGATGACTGATAACGAGTTCCCATTTCAAATAAATCTCGTTCAACTTCTTTAACCATTTCTACTGGATTTGTAAATATTCTCATTGTACCTCCGTTAATTAATAATGATACATTATATTATAAAAACATTATTTTGTAAATATCTATTTAAACTTTTATAAACACAAGTATTGTTTGGTATTGTGGAACTTTGACATCTGGAAAGCGTTTATTGTATGTATTCATGAAAAGTGTTGTCGGATAATGTGGAAGAAGAACCATTTTTTCAAATCTCATATCTTCAATTCGCATTATACCTTCGCCGTAATGTTTATGAATCAGGAATGGAGCTTTATTTTTCACCATATCTTTAACACCAATTACCAGACGCCCACCTACTTTTAATCTCCTGGTTGCAGCCCGATAGATATCTGACATTGTACCCCAATACGCCTCATTTTCTTTCATGAAAGCAAGATTCTTAGCCAGGGTTTTATCGTATTCCATCATGTTGCGTTTATCCCCGCCAAAACTTGTTTGATTTTCATCCCCAGAATATGGTGGATTATTAATAATCAAATCAAATGATTCACCCCTGAAGTAATCTGCAATACCACGAGCATCACCATGATATATTTTTGCATGCATATCATATGGATTACATTTTGCAATATTAGCTTTAATAACGTCAATGAACTGAATTTCAACTCCGAATGCATTTCTCTTCTGCATAAGAGCTTCTACTGCAGTTGTACCTGCACCCATTGTTGGATCAAGAACATTTTCAGCTTCATCGCTATATTCCTGAATTGCCCAGCGAGCAACGTGCAATGGTGTTTTTGCAATATGAGTCTTTTCATTTTCAGTATCATAGTATTTACGGCGTTCGAGTTTGTTGTATTTTGTTCCGTCTTCACGAATTAGTACTCCACCGAATTCTTTGCAAAAGTCACAATCGCAATGATAATCATCTGGAATTTCTTGTTTCTTTAGATTTACGTGTTCAATTTCGTATGTCATTTTTTCTTCTCCTTGTAATTTACGCATGCTCTGTCTTTTAGTTTAACTCTCATCATTTTAGAACGCGTTCTTTTTGATCGTAGAACGTGGCAATAATAATAGTAATGATTAGTAAGTAAGTTTGATTTAGCACAATATTTACATGTACGGCAAGTGTTACCCTCTGCATTTTCACGCTGTATTTTATCAAACTCTTCAAACATATTTATTTGTTAAGATTCTTATCTTTTGTCCAATCAGTCGATATCCGACCTCTTTCCGGGTTATTATATCCAGCTTTTACAGCATTCGGTTTTGAAGAACTGAAACCGGGTAATGGGGAAAGATTTTCCATTGCAAGAATTGTTTCTGAATATAATTTAGAAAATTTTTCATCAGTATCAACCTTACCCCAGGATTTAATTCGTCTTTTATGTCCGGACATTTCCATTATTTCAGCCAGGGTTTTAAGTTTAACGTCTAAGGGAGAAACTGAGTAAATCAATATTTCGATTAAATATAAAGCGAAATGTTTGTTATTATTGAACTTACACCGATTACCATTTATTCTTGCAATCACAGAACCCATATTACCTCCATTAGTATTGTGTGTCTTGACGGAATTGATTTACAACGTTCTTTTTGAAATAATAACTGGCCATAGTTTTGTCATCTTCAAAATGGGACATATATTCACAAAAAGCTCTGTAGGAATCTATTATATGTTTTTTAAAAGCAGTTTGGTCTGTAAGAATGTGTGTTTGCTTCCATGGTTTTTGTTTCAAGCAATTCATTGCCAAACCCATATGGTAAATTGGTTTGTATGTATCCGGAAGAGCTTTTCTAGGCATACCACAAACAAAAAATAACTTATAAAACATATCCTGATCAGGATTATAACCGAGGAATTCGCCAATAAGATCTTTCGGAGTAATCTCAACCATAATACAAAGTTCAGTTATGAAATGAAGAGCATCAGCAAGTTCTTCTAGAAAATGCGCCGTTTCCCCATTCAATAATCCCTCGGAAGCTTCAGTAATTTCTTCTGTAAACCGCCAAGCAAAATCTTTTACCAAACATTGAGAGCGGATTTCATTGATATCAAAAGGATTACCTTTCAATATTCCATACCCAACTCCCTGCTTTTCTTCAATCACATGATATTTATCCATCAATGATTTCTGTTTCGCAAATATTGCTTCGAGCATATCACCTTCAATTTCAATTTCTTCTACATCATTTACATTCATACTAAACCTCGCTTGATTATTAGATCTTTATATTGTTTAATCAAATCGTGCCGCCAATCGGTACGATATCTTAATGGTTTTTTCTTACGATTAACTATTTCTTCAGGAACAATATGTTTGAATGCTTCTTTTAATCCTATTTTATTAATCCTGTCTTCATACTTCATAGACAGCGCGTGTTCAATTACATAATGGGCAAGAAATGGTGAACGCAATTCAATTGTATGAGCCATCATCATTTTATCCAGCCTTGGTAAATGATAATAAGCAAGCTCATGAAATATATCAGAATACTGTGAATCATATTCAGTTATCCTTTTATATCCACCGAACAATTCATCAGCACCATCACCTGATAAGCACACGTTAAATCCATGTTTTTTAATTTCCTTTGCAAGAAGATACTGAGGCATTAACGATCCAAGATCAACAGGTCCATCATTATGCCAAAGTACTTCATCTGTATCGTATAAGGTATCATCAATGGATAAGGAAATAAGTTTGTCTTGTGGGCGAAAGTCAATATAATTCAAATATTCTGCTTCATCATTATCTATATGAAAAATAGTCATCGAATCTGTATGTTTTCTCATAAGATAATATATAATTGTACTATCCAAACCACCACTCATGAGCAAGGAAACTGGAACATCAGATACCAAACGATTTCGAACTGCATCTTCCATAATAAGTTCTAAACTTGCGGATGGACTTGGTAATAGACTTAGATAGGACTTAGAATTAATTACATAACCCATAGAATTCAACTGGATATGTGCTCCACCGGGCAACTTTTTGATTTCGCTAAAGGGTGTACGATCTTCAGGGCAGTATCCCCATTTAGCAACAGCTGAGAAATAAGTTTTATCAAATGTATTTTCACCTAATACAGTTAATGCTTTTATTTCTGAAGCAAATGCGCACAGATCAGTTCTATAGTATAAGGGTTTCTTTGCAAGATGATCTGTGAAAATATCAGTATAACCCGTAAATTCATTATAAATAATGACTGACCAAAACCCATCAAAATTCATAAATACATTTGACCCGTTCATTGAATATTGATCCATTAAAACAGATAAATCAGTCCTTGCACTTGGGTCCATTGCTCTGAAATTAAACAATTCTCCAACCATTGCTGCTGTATAATTTCCATATACAGATGGTTGGTCATATCTTTTATCAACCCCCTGAATTGGAAGTCGGGTATGGCCGAGATATAAATCATTATCATTTAATTTTTTATAACTTGAACGTATTCCTCGATGCCTGAGGGTTTCGTTCATTTTCTCAATATTGTTCTTTCCAATCGTGTAAGAAAGTCCGCACATGATTCTAAATCCCTATTAAAGGTTAAATGTGGTAACGAACTCATAAGTTCGTCATATTTGTCGATAATTTGTTCATATTTTTCCAGGACACTCTTCATATGTTTACCTGCTTTATAATCCTTTTCAATTTTTTCTGATGAAAGCAATGTCTCTCGAAAAGGTCTGCAATATACAACGGGAAAAGGAATATCTTTTAAATCTCCAAAGTTAAAGGGATTATTATCCCTGACGATAGTTCCATATATTTGTTCAGAAATTATAGGAAATCTATCAAATATCTTGTTTTCCATTTTCACCATTTTATTAGCACGTTCCACTATTTCTTCCGGAGTTTTTGGTGGTCCTCCAGCATGATAAATTGGAATTTTAGATACTGTACTTATATAACTTGCAATATAACTTTTACCAGCTCCATCTGGTCCTTCAAATATTATGCTTGGCATTCATCCTCCTTTTCTAATTTATATATTTTATTGTCGGAATCATACTGAATAACTATTGGATATTTTGTTCTACCAGGATTTGCTAAAATACTAACTGCTGTTCTGAGATTTTTCTCATCAAAACCTGTAAAAGCAACTAAATCCGATACAGAACCGCTTTCATTCATTAGAAAATACTCTCTTAAGCGGCCAGATTTAGTTACTTTCTTTTCTGTGGAGTTAACTTTAGGGTTAACTGTAGATTGAACTTGTGGTTTAATTTTTATGATTGCATTATAACATTCTTTTGCTAACTTTTTAGCTGATTTACTGATATCTGACTTGCTTTCTTTACCACGAATATTTGTTCTTAGCTGAACTAATTTTTCTTGCGGAAAATAATCGCTTAGCTGTGTCGGACTTTCCATTATTACAAATCGTCCATGAATTTCATTTTTATTAGAATCCCATTTCCGATAATTCATTGTATTTATTTCTACTAAAAATGCGTGTTCCATAATACCTCTCGTATTTGGTTAAATAATAAACACTATATCATAGAAATATTATTTTGTAAATCGTTTTATCCATTTTTTAATCTGGAGAAGGATAATATGTTTCAACATCATCAACATCCATTATTATCTTTGTACCAGCTGCATACATATGGAACAATTTCTTTTCAAAATTAAACATTGCTCCATGGAAAAGAGATTTATCTAATTCTTCACCATCTATTTTGCAATTAAACATTTTTTCATCAGAAATACCAAATCTAAATTCGCATCGATATTTTTCTTGGTTTGGTTCTTTATCAAAATAAACATAAGGATAATGTTTATTTTCATATATGAAGGTAATCTCTTCAGGATTTTCATATGGATTATCCTCATCACAATTATATTCAATAAAATCAGCAATGAGTTCCGAGAGTTTGATTTCCGTAGGAGGATTTTTCAACAGTTCAGCCATTTGTTTTTCAATTTGTTCTGTACTAATTGCTGAAATATTACTATCAATTTTCTGCTGAATAATTTTTAAAATTAAATCATTATAGCCTGCAATTTTCAAATCATCCATATTAATATTAAGATTAGTCTTTACAACTTCTTTCAGAGCTTTTCCAAAATCAGACCAATCACGAAGACAATCATCTAAAACACTGGTAACAGTTGCTTCCAATTTTTTATCAATAATCTCCTGTATTTTACCGCTGTCCGCCATTTTATTAAAAGATTTTACAATTGCATTTTTCAGTTCTTCCATAATTTCTATCTTCCTTTCGACTCTTCTGCATGAATTACATCATCTTGAGCCTTAAAATGAAAACGTTTGTGGTTTGGTTCCTCAAATTCCATCAAACATAAATTAGCTATATCAACTAAATGTTCAGCATTTCCAGTTTCGTTATATAAATCCAGTCTTTGCCGAATACTATCTGTCCTGTCGTAACGCTTTTTACCTGGTTCATTTATTAATCCATAACGGAAAGCACCTACAATTAAACGATTTCTCATTAACTGCTCGAATTTAGAACTCCATTCTGTTTTCTTTAAAGATTCTAAAGAAGGTTTTGGATCAGGTTTAAATATTCCTACTCGTTCTAATAAATGGTTTCTTATATGTTCATTAACTGTTGTCATTTATTATTCCAAAGTGATCTAATAATAGATCTATTTTAAAATGCAGCTTTTCAATTCGATCAGTCTCATCATCCGGTAATCCCTTAGGATCATAAGCAACTGCTGCATCTCCGACAATAATTTCATTATAAACAGTGTCAACTGTTGCTCCTCTTCTACGAGCAATAGTTGCTATTTCTTTCCTGCCAAGAAATTTAATATATTTTTTACAACTGGAACATGTTAGTTTATTTTGATTACCAACCCTTGTTATTTCCCCCATTGTAAATTCGCAATGAGGACATTCCTCGAGCAGATGTATTTTCATTTATTCCCGCCTTTCACTAACCGAATATTTTTTCAGCAATAGTTGTGACATAGTTCTGGTCAATAATGAACTCATCATTCGCATCCATTTGCTCACGTATATCTCTTACCAATTTCATAAAGTAAGCTGTGTCAACACCAATCAATTGATCTTCCAAAACATCGGGATTTGACAGATCTAAATCAGATAATTGAAAACAAATCTTCAGTATTTGACCTGCATTGATTTTCCATCCACGTTTCAAGAATTTTCTAAGACGTATGATGGAACATAAGGGATACTTAGATCCTTTATAAACCAGGTTCTTATCGAGTATTGCTTCTAATGCTTCAGCATTTAGATGTAGTTCATCGAAGTCTCCAGAACGCCAATAACTAAACGTATGGACGAAATCAAAGGTGTCATGAATTTCATCTGGCTCGCCATAGAATCGTATGATAAGTTGGATTCGGTCAGAAAGAGTTACTGCATTTGTTGATAGAAATACTGGACGATATGGTTCGGGTTTATCCTTACCTTTTTTCTTTTCTTCAACAGGAGGATCAATTATTGCGTCATCAGTATCATTTAAGATCTCATATACATTTAAAGATTGTGTTTCATCCTCATCTTCCAGTACACCTGCACCACCGGTAATAATCTTTACTCGATCTTCAGTAAGATTTGCATACATTGTACCACGGATCTCATATTTTTCTTGTTGTTCTGTTTCATCCTGGTAATCTGCACCATCAATAACAGATGCATTATTATTGCCTTCTTTTATATTAAATATATTTACATAATATTTAGCAATTTCCAGAACAGTTTCTTTATTTGTAAAGTAAATATCATAATCTTTTGGTTGTTCCCCAGTAAGTAAAGAAACTATAGCACCACCAGTTATAATAGAATTGTTTCGAGCAAGAGTACGAACATTTTCATCTTGAATTGATTCTACCCAATTGTTGTGGATTTTCTTTAGATGATTTGCTATTCTTCTCCTATTCATATTAACACCTCGCTTTTGTTAAAAATATCCGGGAGTTTTTATGCTCCCGGATAATATAATAGAATTTTTGTTTGGATAATCAGTTAATTAAAAGGGAATTTCATTCCCCTCGCTATCAAACTGTTTACCATCTTTTTCATAGCCCCCTGCTGAAGGAGATCCAGTTTGAGTTACACCGGATTTATTTGATTCGCCATCTGCTGAATCCCAATCCGCTTTTGCTTCCCCTGCTGCAAGTAATTTTCTGAAGGAAGTTGCTGCTTCGAGTTGATCTTTATCAACCCAATTTTTGAATTTAATGCAAGTTGCAGATTTGTCACCTACTTGATACCAGGTACCATCATCATTTTTGTTCTGTACACTTTCAATTTTCCAAACTCCTGCAAACATTGGTGCTTGTTTTTTACTATTTGGAATCATCAAGGTATTCATTAGAGTCATCCACTTTTTGGAATGCTTGATACCAGTTGATGTAAGTGAAAGAATGATCGGACCTTGTTCAAGGTGATCGGCAAGTAATACATAATGGTTGCGTGTATCCTGAATAACATTATCATTATCAAGGATGGAATTATTGTTATCATCAATTTTTACAATACGATCCAAAATAACTGGATCTGAGCCGTGAGTTGTAACAAATCCTCCACGATTTGGCATCCACTCAATGAAATCCCTTGCATAATGAGCAGGAATTACATCTAACTCTTTACCAAATAACTCACCTGTAATAGTATTAAAGAACATACCAACTTTAGCACCTTCAATATAAGCTGGTTCATCTTCATTAATTTGAGGTGATGTACTTTGCAAGATTCTTAAAAAAGGTATTGCATAAGAATCTTTGTCTGCGCCCTCAAACCCTTGTCCTGACATTGCTTCCAGTTCTTCTACCGAGATTGGCAATGCGGCTTCGTCTTTTTTTACAACTGATTTGTTTTCAGTAGTTGTCTCTGATTTTTTAGCCATAATTTTTCCTTTACTTTTTGATTTTTGAGTATTCGTACTCGTAAATTTTTACTGATTCATTCGGCAAATCTTTTCCATCTTTACGTAGATCTTTTACGTGTTTTTTAAGAGTTGCATTATGAACCGCTTCCTTCACTTCATAATTTAATTCTTTACTTTCTAATAGTTTAACCACCTCCTTTCTTTTTTCTTCATTTTCAACTTCGATAGTTATCTTATTTTTGATTAAATCCCCTGCTTCATTTTTTCGGAGGAAAGCATGCAATTTGTCTGCATCTTTAATAGTAACGGATAACCCGTCCATTATTTTAATAGCAGTTCCAGATGTGCTTTCAATAGCATTTAAACCAAATTCTTTCATCATTTCAGGAATCTGAACCTGACGAACCTTAAATAGATCTTTAGCCCGTAGCTTCATTGCTTCTTCAATAGTTTCTATTGACATATTATTTAGTTTAATAAATGAGTATAGATTTTGTACATGTGTTTCTAAAGCTGTTCTTTCGAGCATTGCTTGCTGATCAACGAGACGAGATATTGGACCAAGGTCAATAGTTTTGTCCTCTTTATCTTTATCTGCTGCTTCCTCGATGTCTGCAAAAATATCATCTACCATTTTTCTATCTCCTGTTAATTAATTTTATAGAAGCATTTTATCATAAAATATTTATTTTGTAAACATTTATGTTAATTATTTATGAGTATACATTTCAAAAATAGCATGCCATACCCAGTCTTCTATCCAATCTCCCATGCCGTATGTATTTAAGATATCACTGAGTTGAGCTCTGTCCTCAGATCTTCCCTGACGTTGTATTTGCATTTTATTTCTCCGTTATTTCTCTTCTTCCTTATTTGAAATATGTTCTTGTTCAGTAAAAGCATGTTCCATCATTAATGCACCAAACATAAGATCATATTCAAGCCCTTTAATTTCAACAATAGGTTTTAAATTAAAAAAATCTCCGCTTATACTGTCAATTGTAAATATAGTTCCAATCGGAATAACATCTCCCGTATTAGTAGGAATATTTATAGGGAATTTATTAACAAAAAATCGTTCCATTATTTTTTCTCCTTCAATAGATATTCTTTATGCCATTTATCAAAGAAATCCCATAGGAATTTATTAGATGTACATTTATAATCGTTATTCTCATCAAATTCGAACTCATCCATGATGTCTATCTCTTCCCCTTTTTCAATTCGATAGAAAAACGGACCAAACATATGATGAAACTCAAACCAATAAGTTGTATGCTCAAAGCAAATATAGAATCCGTCCATAATTACTCCATTACTCTATTTGAATTATAGTTTGACTCATCAAACTTCCGGAGAACTAACTCTTTATCGTCTTCTAAAATAATGCTCGCATTAATTTTACCATGTCCACAACAACTCGCAACTGTTGTGATATTAGCAGCGTTCAATGCAGATACAATATGAGCGATACATATATCAACAAATTGTACTTTACCACTTATCGGAATTGGAACTTGACATTTAAACTCCCCAAAATCACAACATTCTTCTGGTACTAAATTATTCGTATTATCTTTCATGAAAGAGATTCCTTTATAGTTCGTTTTTTAGGTGGGGCAGGCGGTGGAGGTGGTCTTTTACCAATAAACTCATTATTATAAAAGTAATCATCTGCAATTTCTAAAGTAGGCGCACATTTTTTACATAAATACCGACCACGTCCATGGCCTTTAAAAATTGGTCCAGTTATAGCATACCATCCAGATTCTCTTACGAATTCATATCCGCATTTATCACATGTTTGCCAAAAGAAAATTCCGAAATGTGGCCAAAGCTTTTTATATTTTTGTTTTATTTTGCGTCTCACTATTTCTCCAACCTTTCAAATATCTGATACATAAATTTAATTGCAAAATCTGGTATTTTAATAGTATCTGTATTACTTTCATAATACTCTTTTGGACTATCACCAAACTTGTAACTCATTGCGAGCCAGTCGACTATCATGTGAACACAATTAGGTATCCAAATAATGTCAGCTACTCCAGTTTTTTGAGTCCAATTTTCCCAATGATGGGGATTATTATTTTTATGATGTTCCCATGCAGAATCTAAAACACCTTTTGGAGCTTTATTAATAGGATAAAACGCTTTTCTATATTGAACGAATTCTTCTTCAGAGAACTTTGATAAATCATGGTCTTTTATTTCTTTATCAAGTGTGAAAAAAGTAAAATCATCCGATATAAATGCCATATCCTTACATTTTTCCTGGATTTCATTCCAAGCTCTTTGTACATTTAAGATATGTTCTTCCAGATAGTCCAGATATTCCCTGGTTCTTACGATATATTCCATTGCTTTCATTTAAATAGCTCCCTGACTAATAATTTCAGAGACTAAGCCCTGTATAGTAACTTTTGCTGTTATGGAATTCTTAACAATCCCACCGAAAGCATTCTTGCCTCTAAAAGTAGTTGTTACTTCTAAATAATCACCTTTATCCCAATACCAGGTTCTAACATGCTTATAACTTTTTGGATCATTCATCGATTGTTTGATAACTGTTTCGAGATTATAATGAGATCCGTCCCAACTACTGAATTGAGATGCAATTTCTTGTTTACGATTCTCTTTTCTGTTGATTTCTTTTTGCTGCTTTATATATTTATTGTTATAAATCCTGTAATTCGTTTGATATTTTCTATTACTCGGATGAATACCAATCAATTGTTTATAAGTAACTTTCAAAGCATGATAATCATCTTTATCGGTTGATTTTAATGCATATAATAAAGAATCTGTTTGAACTTTTCGATCAAGATCTAACAAATCGGGATCGCCAGATACTTGATATGTTGCTAATAAAATTTCAGCATTCAAGAAATCTTTTTCTTCCAGATATTTATTAATTTGGCTTAAGATCTCCGTTTTATTAGCTTTGAAATATACAACTTCCTTATTGGGAGCTTTTCTTGCTTCATTAAGACTAAAAATAATCACTAAAAAGAACAGAATAGCACCTCCAATTAATATACCTGTAAATAGATTTTTCATTTTCCTTCCTCTTTATTATTATTATTATTATACTAAGTCCTGTATCTCGTTACCTTTAAAATATTCAGCGATGTTCTTCTTATCATCGTTTGCTTTTTTAAGAGTATCGTCTACTGTTCCCCGCATGAAGATATCCTTGTAAAGACAAGTTTTAGTTTGACCACCACGATGTATTCTATCTTCGCTTTGCCATCTATCTTCAGCATTAAACGAATTAGAATAATAATACATCATATAAGCTAATTGCAGGTTTAATCCTGTTCCACCAACTGCTTGATTTGCTACAAAATAGCGGATCTTTCCTGCTTTAAAGTCTTCTTTAATCTGTGGTCGCTTTTCTTTTGGAGTTTCACCGAAGAATGAAACAACGCTTCTATCATGATATTCTTGTTTCAATCTATGAGTAATAGCTTTTATTTCAGCAGTGAAACGCGACCATATTATAATAGGATTAGCACAATCAATATCTTCTAAATCATATAGCATTGATTCGATCTTAGGATTTTTCTTTCCGATTGGATCACCAGTCTCGGGGAAGAATCCACCAACGATTTGTTGAAATCGCACCATTAAAGCAATCTTATTTGGAACAGAAAGTTCTACACCATTATATTCAGTATATAATTCTTCCTTTAATTCCTTATAAATCCTGGTTTGTTCATCGTTCATCTCACAATATATTGGCTGATAAATCTTTGGCGGCAGATCCATGCAATCTTCTTTCCTAACCAGGAAGGAGTGCTCTTTGGTCATTGCCCTGAGCTGTTCCATGTTTTTGTATTTGATTAATTTTGGAAATTCAAATACGCCGTCATTATTGATTAACTTTTTTAAATTTTTAGGATATACTGGAGTTTTGGCCTTAAGCGCAATATTAGAACATAACGGATAACGATTATTCTCCCGAACAATTTTATCACATATATTACATGTCGGAAAGATAATGCCCGACTGTCTTTTTAAAAGAATTTGCTCTGGTGTATCAAGACAGTGCGGGCAAGTAAAAGATGAAACCTTAACAGATTTCTTTGGGAACTTCTGAGTTTTCCATTCACCAAATCTATGTGTAAAAATATGGTGGTTTGGAATTGGATTCCAGAAATCTTTGTATAAAAATGTATAGGGTGAATAGACATCAAATGGTGAACGAGTAATCTCATTACCGGTCAATGTTCTTCTGTATTTGGCAATTATGCCTAAGCGATTTACTATGAACTTTGTTCGTTTGGCTCCAGGAGTTTTAATCCTTGTTGATTCATCTACAGTCAATAATGTATCAAAATCCTTTAAGAATTTAATGGCAAAGTTTCTTGCATTTTTACTTGATTGTAAAGCTTCAACATTCATTGTAAAAATCTTGAGCTTACCCTTATTCTTTTCATCCCAGAATTCTTCCAATGAACGTTTAAACTTTTTGGAACGGGATCCGGTCCAGATACGTGCAATATATGGAATACGTTCTGGAAGGTGTTCAGGTACTTGCTCATTAATCCATTGTTCATGCACTCCATTTGGTGCAATTACAAATAAAGCTTCAACCTCATCCCGTTCATAAAGAATTCCCGTAGTATCTATTATTACTTTGGTTTTCCCTGTACCATATTCCATTAATAGTGCAAAGTAATATTTATTCCAGGAAACCAACAACGCATTTCTCTGATGATCCCAAGGCTGCATTTTGAATTCGTATTTCATAGTTTAATTCCGATTCCTAATAAAACTAATTTACCTAATTCTTTTATTAGGTATAAGAGATTATTTATAAAGAAATAAACAAATCGAAGAGGCCATATAGCAGCCCACCAAAAACCTTTTGTAGTTTTATCAGCATATGTTGTTGTACGGGTTAGTTCTCCGCTATCCCAACTCCAATATGTTCCTGTTCGATCTTCCCAAAAAGTCCAAATTAATATCGCCAAATAAAAGAAAATAAGAATGCATAATAGGAATAATTTCATATAGGAAACTCAACCTTTTTAACGGATGCATGATCAATTTCATCATGAGGGACTTCGTCCGATTTAAAACTTTCAAAATGTAAACCATTAAAATACATAATCATTTGCTTATCATGATTATAGAACTTCACCCAATAATAACCTATTCCGTATTCCATTAAGTATCTCCAGTCATATTAATTATTATCCGAAAGATTTTCTTGCATCATTTTCATTATCAAAAAATCTACATCCCCAAAATGTTAAGTTTTTTAAATTAATACATTGTATTGAATGCTGATCTGATAAAGAATCCCTAAATGCCTTAACTGCATCAGAGAAGTTTTCACCTTCAAATGTTCCATGAAACTGAGCAGTAGATGAATCTCCAGTAGCACTATAACCTTCGGTCCAAATATCAAATTCCATTAAGATCCCTCCAGTTATATCAGTCTAATATCCATAGTGCCGTTTCCGACATTAATCAGTAAACTGTTTTGTTTAAGTTTTCCCTTTGTTGTCTTTTCAGGATCTTGGCTTAAGAGGGAACGATTAATTAATAATCCAAGACTTTGTACTACTGGATAAAACTGATCGAAGGAACGGAAATTCTTAGCCCATTCAGATAATGATTTTTGGTCCCATTTATCTTCATCAATAACGATCTTTACTTCTGTTTCGACTTTTATAGTAAATTCTTTCATACTAATCCTTTATCAATTGCTAACCAGCGGGGGAGTTTTATATCAACTGCATCGCCATAACTAATGTCACTATATGAACCTACACTGATTAGCTCGACTTGCGATTTGGGAATCACAATTTTAATATGTTTTTTCTCGATATCTTCACAAGTAAAGATTGCTTGTTCACTGGTTCCTAAAACATGAATGCAAACTTCAATGCTTTTATTTTTCATTCTTTTTTGGTCTCCCCGGGATTGGACGCCTTTCATAATTCTCAGCATCTTCTTTTTTGATTAGCCAAATCTGATTCACCTTTACTGCTTGAAGATCCCCAGCAGTTATCCAGTGGATAACATTGCCTCTTGAAACTCCATGTAATTCTGCTACTTCATCTGTTGTTAAATAACCATCAATTTTTGTCATCGCTTCTCCTTAATTTATTTAATTCAATAATACAATCGGGGTCTTCTGCAACTTCTGCCATACATTTTAAACAATCCCCACCGCAATCCTTAGTTGTTGGGTCTTCTGGATTGTTTAATCTTCGCTCACAGATATTGCAATATGTTTTTATTTCGTCAAACCATTCCGGTTTTGGAAACCGGTCTGTAAATGTATAACCTTCAACTTCTTCCGAGTCTAAATCTTTTGCCTCAGGCCAATTCTCATAAATATAATCGGTATTATCAGCATATGAAATAACGATAGAATAATCATCCCCATAGCCTGAACACCAATATGGATGTTTTACTGGCCAATTCACTGGCCGATAATCATCATGATTTGCTTTAAATCTTACTCTTAACATAAACACTCCTTAAGCATTAATTTATGATATAAATATAACACAATTTAATTATTTTGTAAATATCTTATTTCACCCATTCTCGTCTGTATTTAAGATTATTAGTGAGTTCCTCAAACCTGGAACAGTCATACTCTTCACCTTCGATCATGATCTTGATACATTCCTTAGATGAATATGACTGATGAATAACTGGTAATCTGAAATACCAATCCGTAATTAAACTAATAGCAATGCTTAAGCCTATTACTATAATAAAAATAAATAGTGACTTCAATAACTTAATTAATATGTTATCTTGTTCCATTATCTGGTTCCTCCAATTATATTGAACTGATTGAGCTTAAAAGTTTATATAATAAATGACTACCGATTACCATAACTGCTGTAAGGATGATTGCTTGAATTATTTTTATTAGAAATTTTTTCATTTAACCTCCTACAAGTTTATTTTACAAATAGATAATAACACATAAATTCTTATTTGTAAAATGAAAAATAATTATTTTATATTTACAATGGTTATTTTTTATGATAGGATCTTTTTATAATTTTTAACAAAGGAGATGGAAATGAAGCTTTACGAAGAGCTGGGAGTGAAAAAGGATGCTTCACCGGAGGAAATCAAAAAAGCTTACCGAGCAAGAGCAAAGAAAACTCATCCGGATAAACACGGAGGAGATCCAGAATTATTTAATAAGGTAAACGTTGCATATTCTATTTTAATCAACCCTGAACGAAAGAAAAGGTACGATGAAACGGGCGATACTGATGAAAAGAGAGAGCTTTCCATTCAAGAATTAGCAATGGAAAATCTTCGAGTTATTATTGATAATATATTAAAGAATAATACAAGCAATGATAGCATACTATATGCTGATATATTTGACCGGCTTGAAGACCAGATTAATGCTCAAATAGAAAATGCAGAAATGCAAATCGAAGAACACCAAAAACGATATGAAGTTCTTATAAAAATGGAAGGGCGCGTTAAATATAAAGGCGCAGCTAAAAGTCTTTTCTTAGAAATGATCAAGAATGAAAAGTTAAATATAGAAAATTCCATATCCAACACTGAAAAGAATATCAAAGTATTTGAAGCATTAATAGTTATTATAGATGATTACGAGTTTAATCCGTTGGAACGAGAAGAAACATTTGATCATTTTATTCATGGGAATGTTGAAAGCTCTGGAACTTCAGGAACATTCAAATATACTACAAATACAAGATAAGATGTAATTATGCATTGTATAATCGAAGGTAGAAAGTATGAAGTAGAAAGCTTTGTAAAGGATAATTACAAATCCGCAATATTATATCATATAAGTTTAAATCTATTGCCTAAATATTATGAATACCAAATACTTATGGAATTAGATTTACGCCGTTTATATGTAATAATGGTATATGATAAAGGCGATCCATTACCAATTATAGCAGACGAATATTTAATTACTGAAATAAATGGGGATGATAATACAATCTATATGACGATCATGAATAAATATTAAACAAGCAAAAATCCCGATAGATTGCTCAGGTCTACCGGGATTTCTGTGTGTTGCATACTACAATACGCCGTCTCGGTCTGTACGAGGACTGGAGATAGAATAAATCCAAATACAAGTAAACTATAATGCAATTACATTATTTTGTAAATAGTAAAAGCCGATAATTGACTATATTTCGCTATTTTATATTATTATATTTTTATTTACATTATTTATTAATTATTTTATAATAAGGCTTAAGTTAGAGTTAGACAGCGATTGGCAAAGACAGAGGAACAATAACTTATTGTGCACGAAAGGAGAGAATAATGAGCTCGAGGAATATACCTGAAGAGTATAAAGTAGTTCACAAATCCATGAAAAGCAGTGGGCAACTCATCAGCAAATCTAAGAAACGCATCCTAAAAACTTTTATGGACACTGCTGTGAATGTCGCAGATCAAGAATTAAGAAAGATCAGCGAGATGAGCAAAGAAGCCCAGGTTGATCTCTGGAATGAAATTTATCATTCGGAGATGGACAGGTCTACTAAGGAAGCTGGATTACGCATTTAGATTACCCTTAGTTATTATTCATTTTACTGTGTTTATACGACGAATAAGGAGATAGTCTATGGCTATTATGTTTGCTCAAAATACAAAGGAGGATTATTTTAAATGAATAATTCTCAAATCTTCACAACTGCTTCACAAGCAGTAGATCGCGGTTGGAATATCATACCTATTAAATGTTACATCCCGCAAGATGGCAAAGAAAAGAAAGCTCCCCCCTATAAATTCGAATGGAAACAATACATAACAACCAGGGTTAAAAAGTTAGATCTTTTAAACTGGAATAAAGCAAAGCATTTCCGGGATCAAAATGCTTATGGATATGCTGTTCTTTGTGGTGAGTTATCTAATCTGTTCGTAGTTGATACTGATACAGATGAAGCTACTATTATTATTCAGGATCTTATTAAAGACACGCGTACATTTGTAGTAGCTACTCCGCGGGGAGGTAAACACTTTTACTTCAGACATGTTAATGGTTTTGAGAACTACGTTGGATTTGGTGTGAGTGGTATTGATATCAGAACTCAAGGTGGTTATGTTGTTGGTGCTGGATCTAAATCCTGTGCCGGTAAGACATATGCAGTTATGGATAATTCTGAAGTCGCTGTTATGCCACCGGAACTCATGGAATATCTTGTGCAAAACAAGAAAGACCGTGCGAATGGTAAGGGTAAAAAAGGGAAAAAGAAGAAAGACGATTGGTTCAGTAGAATTCAGGAGAATGGCTGGCAAGACGGTGAACGTGTAGAAATGCTCAAGAAGACTGTCGGAATGCTTATTCGTCAGGGAATGAATGCCGATACGATTCAGGTTATTTGCAGAACGATAAATGATAAAAGTGAAGTTCCCCTCCGAGAAGGTGAGTTGGAATCTCAAATGCGGTCATTAATTAATAGATTTATTGATACTCATGATGATGACATAGCTGCATTTAGTGATTTAAAGGATGAAATCTTCAATATGAATACGGAATACGCACAGATAACTATTGGTGGTAAACCTATGGTTATGCGATTTGATAAAGAAGATGAAGAAGAATATGAGTTTATACAACCTGCTGCGATGCGAACTGAAACAAAGCATATGATTAAATTTGTCAAAGGCAAAAAGAAATCTGTATATGATATATGGGCAGAGAGCGCATATAGAAGAAGATATAAAGGGATAATATTTGAACCTTCAGAAGAAGCACAGCACGGATTTAAAGATGAGGATAATGGTGCTTATAATTTATGGAGAGGTTTAAAATTTGAACCGAAAGAAGGTGATTGGTCACTATTCAGGAATCACTTAACAGAAATTATGGCTCCAGGTCATGGCGATTACGTATTAATGTGGATTGCTCGTATGTTTCAAGACCCTGGTGGGGAAAGACCTGGAAAAGTATTAGTGTTCCGGGGAAGAACTGGAACAGGTAAATCATTTGCAAGAAGAATAATTGGAGAATTCTTTGGCCTCCATTATTATAAGACAGACGATATTCAACATTTGATAGGCAGATTTAACACAGTAGTTGCAAACACAGTATTCCTTGCCCTTGAAGAAGCAATGTGGGCAGGCGATAAGAGTCAAGTAGGAAAACTTAAAGAACGAATCACTTCAAGAACACAATCCATTGAGAAAAAAGGAATTGATATAATAACTGTTGCTTCCCATCTAAACATATGGATGAACTCAAACGAAGATTGGGTAGTACCTGCTCAAGATAATGACAGACGTTTCGTTATGTTTGATGTAGATCCGAAACATGCTGAAGATTATGATTACTTTGAAAAGATCCAGAAGCAAATGGATAATGGTGGTTATGAAGCTATGTTATATGATATGTTAAAAACAGAAGTATGTTTGAAGAAACTGAAAGACTCACCGAAAACAATAGCTTTATCAGATCAAATGGATCGAATGAACGATCCTATAAAACAATTTGCAAGAGAATGCTTAGAACTGGGTCAGCTCCACTCCATGCATAAAGGGGGATGGAAACATGTAATATTAGTAGAAAAATTAGAAGAATCATATAATATCTGGTGTAATGAGAAGAATATACATCATAAAGGATTTAACTTCAGAAAAGATATTGTTAAGTATTTAGCTGTTAAACGAACACGATTAAGGTTTGGTAAAGCAACGAGAGGTAGTGGTAGATATCCGTTAGCTGTTTTTGGAATAGGATCGCTTAAGGGTGCTCGTGATAGATTTGATAATGGAATGCCGAGAGATTGGGAAGACCCCATAATCCCGCAGACTTACAATGAAGAAGAAATTAAAAAAGATTATATTGAGGGTTATTCTATCTACAAAGATGAATATCCTTTCTAAAAACTGAATTCCTAAATTATATTTATAAATACATAAATAGGTATCACATTGTGATACCTATTACTGTGTGAACGACAATTATCAGGTTTTATTGTGAAAAACACGTAAATTGTGTATTTTTGTAAAACAAAGTATTTTTAATGATACCAGGGGTTTATCCAAGTTGTACAAAATGTACACTTGTGAAACGCTGAAAGTTTATATACAGGATTTTTTTTAAATCACCTAAATTTCTTCTAAAATTATTTTTTCTCTCCCCTACTACTTATATTATATAGTACAATTAGTACAATATATATAAGTATATAATATTATTATAAATATATTGTACTAAAATTGTGTATATATTGTACTGTTGTGTATATAGTAAAATAAATATGATTTAGGGGTTTACATATGTATTACTTTGTAATATAATCATTATGTTTGTTTAATAATTTATTAAGTAAAGGTTTAATTACACTAAATTAAGGTAATTAACGATTACAAGCTGAAAGGGAGAAACGGTATGTTCTAATAAAAAACCACATAGAGCAGATTACTTTACTCGTACTTTACTAAAGTTAAGTTAAAATCGGTGTAGGATATATTGTCTTACACCGATTTTTTGTTTATACCTGGTTGATTTAAAAAATATGAAATAGAACATCTCCATTATATATAGAAGAACTTCCAAATTATATTCAAATTTTATGAAATAAAGGTTTACATAATAATAGTACTATGATGTATATGAAACATTATATAAAGGACAAAAGAATTAAAAGCACGTTCTTTATTAAGTATTATTTTATAAAGTAGTATTTACCCTAAAAAATAGGGGGAGACTATTAGTGCATATTTCCGGGTTTTACAAATGTATATAAATAATCGGCAAAATATTTATGTTTCCGAAAAAGTGAACACTATCCGATATCAACCGTTCCCACTATTTATCATTTATTAGGGTTAACAATTAGTTAACCATTTGTTAACAATATATTAACAAATTGGTGTTTTCGGTCTTTTCTGGCTTATAAAGGTTAAAAACTATTTACAAACGCTATAAGTATATGTTAAGTTTATATAGCGGAGGATTTTTAATTTATTATGGATAATGTAGCCACATTAATCGATGAGACAGAAAAAGAAGAGTTGTTGCAAACGATTAATCGTTTAAACGGCAAGCTCGGTTTAGTGTCATTGAAAACTAATATACCAATAAATGATCTTAAAAAAATAATCAATTCCGATAGTCAAATCCAAAAAGCAGTTAAAGATAAAATCGATACATTTGAAGCAGCAATCAGTGATGTTATAGATATAAATGTCAAAATGGCGGCCATTCGAAATGAATCATGGGCTCTTGATATTGAAAGAAAGAAAGAATCGAATGACGATATTGAAATATTAAATGAATTTCCTTTCGATGAAGATGAAAACTTTCTTCCGCTTTCCGAAGAAGAGCAAAATTTTGTAAAATTAGTATTCGAAAAGGAATATTTGCCCTCCTCGAAAAAAGGTTCCGTTAGAAATGGCGATTTATATCGTAAAGCATTTAATGAGCCGGGCATAAAAAATAACCTGGCTAATGCGAAAGCATCCTCACTACTTGTAAAAGAAGATATAGCACTTCTGATACAGAAGATTAAATTCTTTGTAGAGAATGAAGTCGACTTAGAACGTCATGAATTAATCCTAAATTTAAGAGAAATTTCCAATTCATCAAAATCCGATTCCGATAAAATACGAGCAGTAACAGAAATCGGTAAACTTCTTGATAAATATCCAGCAAGCAAAAGTAAGACAGAGCATTCCGGTTCAATATTAGATGGTGGCCGACTTAAAGGCATAAAAGTGGAGTACGTATAACTAAATGTATTCCTTAGCAAATATCATAGAACCATTAGAGCCTGTAGTTAGAATACCAAAAGCGTTCGATTTTTTGTTACAAGAACAAGCACGATATAAAGTTATGCATGGTGGGCGTGCCGGAGCTAAGTCCAGATCAATTGGTTCTTCTCTGATTATTTTAGCAATGCAAGATCAACATTTAATACTATGCGTGCGTGAAGTTCAAAAATCAATTAAAGATTCAGTTAAAAGATTATTAGATAATCAGATTAAAAGAATGGGAGTTGAAGACTACTTTCATTCTACTCAGACAGAGATAAGATGTTTACTCACTGGTACAATATTTATTTTCCATGGATTATACCAGAATATAGATAGTGTTAAATCAATTGAAGGCGTAACAATCTGTTGGGGTGAAGAAGCACAGTCGCTTAGTCAAAAATCTTTAGATATACTAATACCTACAATAAGAACGGGTACTTCATTAGGTGATGAAACAGAGGAGGAATATCAGACTGAGAAAGATAAAGAATTCTTAAAAGAATCTGAATTATGGTTCAGTTTTAATCCTAAGAACGAAAAAGACCCAGTATACAAAATGTTTGTTATCGGTCCACCCCCGCCTTCTTCTATTGTTCGAGAAATCAATTATGATCAAAATCCATATTTTCCAGAAGAATTAAGACGTGATATGGAGTGGGATTTGAAGATCGATCCAGATAAGCATGCTCATATTTGGTTAGGCAAAACTGAAAAGCATTCAAAGAAAAGTGTATTCTTCGGGTATTATAAAGTTGTAAGTGATATTCCGGAACGACCAAAGAATATTGCTGTAAGATACGGATCTGACTGGGGATTCTCCACTGATGCTTGTACTCTTATAAGACTTTGGGCAGATGTAGATAATAAGAAGATATGTATTACTCATGAATTTTATGGTAATCATGTAGAATTAGATGATATTGCACCTAACTTTGAAAAAGTCCACCCAGATGTAAAGAAATGGGTAATACGAGCGGATAATTCACGACCAGATACTATATCGCATGTAAAGAAAAAAGGATTTAAAATAGTTTCTTGCAAAAAAGGTAAGGGATCAATTGAAGATGGCGTTGCTTTTTTAAAGAATCATGAGATTATAATTCATAAAAGATGCGTTAAAACAATTGAAGAGTTCGAAAATTATTCATATAAGGTGGACAAACATACAGAGGAAATATTACCGGATATAGAAGATTCGTGGAACCATTGCATTGATCCAATTCGATATGCAGTTGAGCCACTAATGAAATCCGGTTTATTCTTTGCATAAGGAAAATATAATGAACTTCTCATTTAAAAATCTAATCCCGTTTTTTAATAGAAAACAAGAGAGCATTACTGAGAAAAAAGGATCTAGTTCAACGCGTAGTTTCCCCTTACAACCTGGTTCCTTTCTTGAATTTGCTTTAGGGTTTAATCTTGGTGCTGGAGGATTTAATAGTCTTTCTAATTCACAAGCGATGACCTTATATCGACAATCAAGTTCTGTTGCAACTGCTGTAGACCTTATTGCTGATGAGATAGAAAATATTAATCCTGCAATAAAACTTGAAAATGGGAAGATCTCGTCTGAACAAGAAGTTCTTAGACTATTAAAGAATCCTAATGATTATGAGATGTGGACTGATTTTATTGGACAAGCTGCGCGATCGTATTTGATTACAGGGGATGTTTATTTTTTTGCTGCTGGAAATATCAATAGAAAACCTGCAGCATTGTTTACTGAGAAACCACAAAACGTGAATATAATTGAGGGTGTAAATTCTTATTCCCAGGAATATCTTATATATCGGGGAATGGGCACAGGATCTTACACAAGAAAAAGAACTCCAAAAAAAGGAATCCGTTATTATGACGGAAACTTAAGAGAAATGTTTCCGATAATGAGATACAGCAGTGGATATAGTAATACAACAGGCGATAGCCCGTTAATTGCTGCTTCTTTAGAGGTATCTCAACAAGTTCTTTCGAAAGTTCATAATGTATCAGTATTAGAAAATGGTGGGCGTTTATCCTTAGTTGTTCAATTCAAGGATACTACAACAGAAGATGAACACCAAGACCGAGCAAAAAAGATAAGAGAACAATTAGCAGGACCAGATAATGCCGGCAAAATTGCTGTGATCTCCTCTGCTGATATGGATATAAATGAATTTGGTAAATCAAATAGAGATATGGATTTCCTTAATCTAGAAAAGATTGCTCGTGATGCTATTTTCACCAGATATAAAATTCCTCTTCCATTAGTTACTCCAGATGCAACAACATTTAATAATATGCAAAGCGCTGTTTTTCATTTATATGATTTTGCTGTTATTCCATTATACAAAAGATTAATGGCGGGCTTATCAAAAATGATACTCCCAAGATATGGGTTAGATCCGGATGTTGTTTCATTAACAATTAATCCAGAAGAGATTGAAGCGCTTAAAACAAGAAGAATCGAACAACTTCAAAAAAGAAAAGATCTCGGTATTGAAACAACAAATGAGATTAGAGAAGGACTACCTAACAGGGAACCAATACAAGGGGGAGATACTTTATATCAACCTGCTAACCTTGTCCCAATTGGGGAAGACTTGTTCACTGATGATAATACGACAACATCTGAAGAAGAAATGAGAAGACTCGCCCGAGCAACTTCTGAAGATAATAATGATAACGAAGAGATACCAAACTTAGAAAATTAATATGGCCATTGACAAAAAACAAACTGCAGCTCAAAATCGTGAAACTCGTAAGGATATACGGGAAAAGATACGTCTTGAGGATACTTACAAAAGGGAAGTAACTACATTATTATTAGCAATGGTTAAAGATTTCCGACAAAGATATGCAAATACTGGATTACCAACACCAGAAGATGAATTTATTGAGAGTTGGCAGGAATCCCTAACTAAACATTTCAAAAGAGTTCGGCGAAAGTTTAGGAATTCAGTTATAAATAATATAGATTTAGATGAAGATATAATCACCAGAGACGAATTAGAAGAAATTGCTGATACAGCATTTGATAATTGGACAGCTACAATTACTGCTGAACATGCCAAAATTATTAATGATACAACAATTAGACAAATGGATGATAGTGTACAGGAAGCAATTAAAATATCAAGGGAAGAAGACACACCAACTGATAATGTATCGATTGCATTATTAGCAGGAGTTCTTTTAAAGCGGAAAGTAAAAGGTAGAATCCCTTCAATAACAATGTATGAGACTCAATTGCCGGCAGAAAAATCGAAAGATATAGAAGCAACTGAATCTGGATCAGCAATACGGGCAGCACGTCCAACAGTCATTGTTCCTTTAGATACAAAAACATGGCTGACAAGGAATGATAGTAAAGTAAGACCAACACATATGGCTCTTGAAGGAACAACTATTGATATAAATCAAAATTTTATAGTCGGGGGCAGCTCAGTACGATTCCCTGGTGATGGATCATTGGGAGCAGCTTTGAAAGAAATTATAAATTGCAGATGCAGACTGCAATATAATATTAATGGGAGACTTGTTCAATAATGCAGGGGAGAACGCTATGTCTATTATGTATGTAGATATTACGGAGAAAAATAGCAAAAAGAGAATTAAGGTTAAACTTCGAGAAATTGGGTGTAAGTTTGGTATTGAGTCCCAATTTGTTATTCGGGGAATAGTAAAAGAGGATGAATCAAAACATGGCTTTAAAGAAATCGGAAAGATAAGATTCTATTTTACTAATAAACAACCATTATTGGAATTAGTATCAGATGATTTTAGATCTATTAAATGGAACTTCACAAATAATACTGACGAAGATGATAGTCGAATACAGTTAGTTTTCCGTTTGGATGATCAAGCAATCAATTTAATTCCATTAGTAGGTATGGAGAATTAAAATGACTCTTACACCAGAGGAAAGAACTCCACCGAAATCTGCTAAGGAAAATGCTAAAGCAGGTTTGGAAATAAAAAGAAAATGGAAACGTGGTGGATTAACCCGACAGCAATCCCGAAGGGAAGGACTTGAATCTGGAGTAGTACGTGCAAATCAGTTAATAAAAGGTAGACCATTAAGCAATGCAACTATTAAAAGTATTGCAGAATTTAATCAATATCGCGAAGGTTATCAACCAAGTAAAAGAGATGACGATGGTGGACCAACATCCGGTACAATTGCTTGGTTACTCTGGGGTGGAACAGCTTGTGTCGAATGGGCAATGAAAGCAGTCGAAAGAATGAATAAATCTTTTAAAATAAAAGACAATACTGATAAAATAAAAGGAGCTTGTAAAATGGATTCAGAAATTAAACAACTAAGCTTTCCATTTGAGATTAAAGAATACGAAGAGGAAGATTTATACTTTACTTTTTCGGGCTATGCTGCAACCTTTAATAACCTGGATCGTGGAGGAGACATTATTCGTCCAGGCGCATTTACTAAAACTGCTGCTGAACTGATGTCAAAACAAAAAGAAGGTAAATTGCCGATTTTATGGCAACACAAAACTGATATGCCTTTAGGCGTATTTACTACTCTAAAGGAAGATCCTCACGGATTATATGTTGAAGGTAAAATGCCAAAGACTGATAGTTTTGTCACAGATCGAGTTATCCCTCAAATGAAAGTCGGTTCCATTGATTCGATGAGTATTGGCTATTCAGCTGTTGATTATGACCTTGAAAATGATGCACGTTATCTAAATGAGTTGAAGTTGTTTGAGACTTCTTTGATAACTGTTCCAATGAATGAATTAGCTTTAGTAACTGGAATGAAGCAAAAAGCAGCAACTCCCTACCAGGATTTACCCCTGGCTCCAAGGGACAAACCATTTGCTCCTGCTTCTGAAAGAAACAAAAGAATTCGTTCATTAACAGATTCAGTAGAAGAACCAGGCACAGATTATAAAAAAGCTTTTTTCTGGTATGATGCAGAGGAAAAAGATAAATTTGGAGCTTACAAACTTCCATTTACTGATGTTATTGACGGTAAATTAATGGCAATTCCTCGTGGTGTATTCGCTGCCGCTGCTGCTTTAAGAGGAGCACGTGGTGGAGTAGATTTACCATCAGATGAACGACAAGCTGTTATTAATCACGTCAAAAGATATTACAGAAAAATGGATATGGATTCTCCATTTGATGAAAGTTCGTCCTTCCGAATTGATGATTTGGAATCTCTTAATGTAAGGGAATTCGAGAAATTGGCACGGGAAGGTATTCGATTGAATAGTAAAAACGCTAAGATATTAGCATCTAAAATGAAGGAATTTCTTAAACGCGAAGTGAGAGAAACTCCAAAGGACGACGTTGATGTCGAGCCACAGGTAGATACTGAATTCTTATCCGATTTTATGGATTCAATCAAAAAAGCAAATAACACAATTAAAACCAAAAATAATAAGGAGAACTAAAAATGCCAGATTCAAAAGAGAAAAAAGATACAACAGAAGAAGTAACAACTGAGCAGATAATGGAAGCAGTAAAAGGGTTTCAGGAAAATCTTGAAAAATATGGGGAAGAGTCTGTAGATTTCAAAGAATTTGAAGCAAAAACTATTGAATTATTCGAAACACAGGAAAAACAGAATCAGAAACTTATTGCTGAAAATGCTGAGAAAGAAAAGAAAGCTCTTGAAATGGAAGAGCGAATGGAAACTCTTGAAAAAGAGATCGTTGAACAAACTCAGACAAAAAATATTAACTACAAAGAAACACCAGAGTATAAAGCACTTCAGATATTTTGCCAAGAAGGTGTTACTGCGCTTGATCTTGATCAGAAACAACTTCTTAGAACAGATAATGCTACTCAGGGTGGTTACCTAACTATGCCTGAAATGGATAGTATGATTCTCAAGCAAATTACTGAGGTTTCTCCTATACGTTCGCTTGCCCGTGTTAAATCAACTGGAAGTAAAACTCTTGAAATTCCAGTCAGAACAGGAATTCCACAGGCTGCATATGAGGGTGAAGCAGCAGAAGACGTCCTGGATACAAGCGACTACGGGCTTGAGACTGTAACTGCTTACAGGCTATCTGTTACAGTTCCATTTACTCGTGATATGATGATGGACTCTGAGTTTAATCTTGAAAATGAGATTACAGGAGATGTTGCTGAGTCATTTGCACAAGCAGAAGGTCGTGGATTCGTTCTTGGAACTGGGGCAAAACAGCCTGAAGGTTTCTTGTCACTTGCCGCTGGATTACAAGCAGATGCCAGAGAAACTGCCACTGCAAGTACAATTACAGGTGATGATCTTATCTTGTTAACTGGTGACTTAAAAGTTGGTTACCAACCTTACTATGGTTTCAGTCGTCAATCACTTGCCAGATTCAGAACTTTTAAAGGGGCAGTGGATGGTCAGTACTTATGGCAAACTGGACTTGGAGGAGGAGCACCGAACACTCTTGCAGGTTATCCTTACATATTAATTGAAGATATGCCTGATTATGATGGCACTTCCGGCGGCAATGGTACATTCCCAGTTGTATTTGCTGACTTTATGAGAGGATATACTATTATTGATAGAACTGGACTGGAAATTATTCGTGATGAAGTAACCAGGAAACGCCAAGCAGTTATTGAGCTTACTTTCCATCGATGGAATACTGGCCAGGTAGTTCTTCCTGAAGCTTTCAAACTATTAGAAATTAAAAGCTAATTAATGTATAGTAAATTAGTATAAATTTAAATAAATAAATAAATAAGGAGAACAAAATGCAAGTATTTGATATGCACCATGGAATTACCGTTCTGATGGGAAAAGAGAATGTTGTAGCATCTGGAGTTGTAGACGGTGAAATAATTGACACAGCTGGTTATGAATCATTGGAATTTATTTTTCAGGCAGGAGCAACAGTTACAGTAGCTCCAACCCTTACCTTGGAACATGGGGATGAATCTGATTTATCAGATGCAACTGAAGTTGATGCTGAAGAAGTTCTCGGTACGCTTGTTCAAGTTGAAGCAGCCGATGATGTTGGAAAAGTGGGTTATATTGGTAAGGAAAGGTATGTACGTGTAGCCCAGTCAGCTGGAAATGCCATTTATGGCATTGTCGCAGTTCTTGGAACTGCACACCATCAGCCAACTGATGACTAAACCTTTTTAAATAAAATTTAGCATGCAATACTAATAACATTGCATGCTAAATTAGTAGGTGATTAAAAATGCAGACATTTGATATACATCATGGAATTACACTCGGAATTGCAAAAGCAGGAGCTTCAATCCCATCCGGAGCGGGGAATGGGGAAATTATTGATACTGCTGGCTTTGAATCCTTAGAATTCTTATTTCAAGTAGGACCTTTTACAAGTATTGCTCCTGTTGTAATTTTACAACATGGGGATGAATCTGATTTATCAGATGCAACTGAAGTTGATGCTGAAGAAGTTCTCGGATCATTTGCAAATGTTCCTGTACCATTGGCTGTTGGTAAAGTTGGCTATATTGGTAAAAAACAATATGTTAGGATTCGGCAAGAAGCAGGACAATCCCTATATATTGTTATAGCTGTACTGGGAAATGCACATACACAACCAACTGCGGATATATAGGGAGAACAAAAATGCAAATATTTGATATGCACCATGGAATTTCTTTAGTAGTCGCAAAAGATATTGGCCCAGGAACTGGTCCTGAAAATTTTGATATAATAGATACAGCAGGTTTTGAGGCATTAGAGTTTATATTTACCGGGAGTAATACAGTTACTGTTATACCGACGTTTATTCTACAACATGGGGATGAATCTGATTTATCAGATGCAACTACTGTTGATTCAGAAGAAGTACTTGGATCACTTGCCCATATTACTGCAGCGGATGATATGCCCGGCAAAACCGGTTATATTGGCAAGAAAAGATATGTAAGAGTAAGACAAACAGCTGGAAATGCTCTTTTTGGTATTATAGCTATACTTGGAACTGCACACCATCAACCTACTCCAGATCAGTAGGTTATTGCTGAATAAAACGGAAAAAGACAATTATTTTCGCTTTATTTTTAAAGTAAGGTATATTTAATATTAATAATTAATAATATGAGGTAAAATAAAATTATGAAAGTTTTAATAGCAGAGAGAGATGGAAGTTATTCATTTGATGGGATTAAAAAAGCAAGTACATTTAAAAAAGGTGAATCTTTTGAAGTTTCTGATGCACAAGCTGTTCGTGCAATGAAAACGGATTTATTCACTGATGATCTTAAAAAAGAAGAGAAGAAAGAGAAAGAAGAGAAGAAAGAGAAAAAAGTAAAGAAAGAGAAAGACGATGATAAAAAATCAGATAAAAAAGAATCAGATAAAAAAGAATCAGATAAAAAAGAATCAGATAAAAAAGTTAAAAAAGAATCAAGTAAAGATTCTAAAGAAAAATCTGATAAAAAATAATTCTAAAACGGATTAAATAAAATGACAGATATTTATACAGTGGGGACGGAACCTACAGGCTATCCAGTAACATTAGACGAAGTAAAACTATTCTCTAAAATAACAAATACTGTTGAAGATGATTTACTTGACGGGCTAATTGCTGCTGCTACGAATATAATTGAGGAATATCTTCATAGATGGTTTTTAACCAGGACAGATGTCGTGGGTGAGTTTGATTCTATCCGAATTTCCAATAGTGAATGCTTTTCATTTCTCGAGGTTCGCCGTTCCCCCTTAATATCTGTTGCAAGTGTTGAAGTGTTTGATAATGATGCTTATACTGTCTTGACAGTCGATGATGATTATGAAGTAAAAAGAATGTCATCTTTCAGTAGAATATTAATTTATGACTCAATCAGCGCTGATTACGAGAAAGCATATCCATTAAAAGTAACATTCGACGCGGGATTTGGTGATATTGATGATGTTCCAGAAGCAATCAAAGTTGCTATAAAACAAATGGTTAATTATTTATACTTAAATCGGGGAGATTGCGTGCCGAATTGCGGAGGGGGAGGAGATCGTGGATCATTTACAACTTCTGTTCCATTATTTATCGCTGCACCAATAGCTAAGTATCGAATTTTAAATACATTTGCTGTAATATAAATAGGGGATTTTAAATGGCTGTTTGCAAAATAAAAAGATTAACTCAGACAAAATTATGTTCTGGTGATTTAGATGCATATATTGCTATTGAGGAACGAGTTTTACAGTCCCCATTACCTGGTGAGGTTCAACCGTCCGAAGAATTTACCCTATTAAAGAATGTTTGGGCAGGTACAGATGAAGTATCAGGCGTTAATAGATTCCAGGGTGTTAATATTGAAGAATCTACTACTGATTTATTCTTTCTCAGAGACGATCCAGATTTAGCCTCTTTAGATTCCGGTAATTTCTTTGTTCACTATGATAATAAATATTATAGAATCTTAAAAGTTTCTACTGAAAAATTTTCTATAGTGCTTCAAACTGTTGAACGTGGCCAGGATACTCAGGAGGCGACCGAGGCATGATAAAAATAAAAGTAGACCCAGCCTCAAGAAGAGTTATTATTAATTTAGGTAAACAAGTTTGTATTCATCAGCAACATATAAAAAGTCAACTACATGTGACAGGTCACAATGTAGTTAAAAATGTTCGAAATATAATTAAAACAGGGAAAAGATCAGGTAGAATATATACTTTCCGGGGGCGAGCACACCAAGCATCCGCCCCAGGTGAAGCACCTGCAAATAGAACGGGGAGACTTGCAGGAAGTTCGAGTTATAATGTAAGAGATTATACGCAGATGGAAGTCGGGGAAACAGCAGATTATGCACTTTTTCTGGAAGAGGGAACAGTAAAAATGGCACCAAGACCACATTTAGTCAGAGCAGTGACTAAAGAAACTCAGAGCTTACGAGTTGGCTTAGAATCATTGAGGAAATTCTAATATGTTAACACCAGAGCAAATAGTATTGCATTTACAAACATATTTACCATCGTCAACTGATTTGTTTACTCAGTTCTTAACTGTTAATAGTGGAACTATTTCTGAGGGGAATATTTTGACTGTAAATGCACCTTCACATGGTTTAACTACCAGTAGAGTAGTAATAGTTAAACAAGGTGATTTTAATGTTCCGATTTCTTCAGTTTCATTGGAGGAAGATCAACTGACGTTTACTATTGACGATGGACATGATCAAAATTATCCGGATCCAGCTATATATGGGCAAAGGTTTATTGTATTTAGCGGATTTACAAATGTTGCTTATAATACAACACATGAACTTACTGGTGTACCAAATCGACTGAACTTATCAATTAATTTACCGAATGATGAAACTGAAGCACCAACTTTAAACGGAAATGAACGCCTGGTTGAAGTCAGATCAGCAGGAATAACCGGAATGCATCAAGTAGCTTCTGTTATAGATACAGATAATTTTACGATTGAATTTACTGGTGTGCCTGAGTTTCCAAATGAGCTTATAACTGGATTACAAATTGTTAATCGAGTACGAGTTGCAGCTGCTGCCGATTATGAAAGAGCAAAAGAAATTTATACTAAATATCCGAGCGATGAAAACTGGCTATTCGTCATAATGCTCGATGTAACAGTATCCAAGGATAGGCACACGTTAGGGGATGCTGATGCTGGTTTTACAGCACAGGATTATAATCTACTGAACTTACTACAGAACTTCGCTACAACATGCTTTATTGGGACTCACGATGAATTATCAGGGGGTGTTGCACAACAGAAAGCATACGGCGAAGTTTTTGAAGCATTATTGAAGACAATATACGGATTTACAGAAATAAATCAGGGAAGTGCAATTCCCTATGTACCAATTCCAAGAGGTCACGGTCCAGCTGACACTGCGTATAATTCTGCTTATTATGGTCATGCCTATGAATGGCAACTCCCCATTGCAATTGATTTCTCTGACGGATTTGCAGATTATGCGCATGTGGCTTTTAGAGATATCTGTGCTTCTTGGAATAATAACGATGATATTCAGGCACAACTATTGAGCGATATAAACTTGGATGAAGATCCGATTTTAGCGCTATTCGGAGCAATTTATGCAGAACTCAGCTTATTACCAGATGACTTATCAATTATTGATGGTATAATTGTAGGAGATGGTGATACAATACTCGGCACAAAAGCGAATGATAATGATATTCTATCAAATGATGGAGTAAATAATCTCGAATTAGATAATGCGTTAATTGAAAATTCAAAGGTTGTAAGTTTCTGGGAAACAAACCCAAATGAAAAACAATTAAGTGCAAACGGATTGCATTCGCCTGGGGGGATTTTTACTGGACTATGGGAAAACACTAATAGTGATTTGAGAATTGGCCAGGATGTAAATGGGTATATTGAATGCATATTATTTGTTCCAGACCAAAGATATACAGTAGAGGAATGGGATCAATTTACAATAGACGGAGTTTGTTCCGGAGCTCCTATAGGAAATAGACCGGGTGTTTCCCTCCCCTTTAATAACACTGATGATGTTAATACTTTTCTGTCAGATCAAGATGGTTCATATACTGGAGCTAATAATTTTTATGTAAAAGATTTTGAACATAAGCTGAAAACTATTACTGAAAATGTTGTACCTTTATATGGTTCAAGAATAGTTACAAACTTATTCATACAAAATCGAGATATAAGTAATGCAATTTGGCTTAAATCCGGTGGAGTTACTGTTGTAGGAACTGATAAATTCACAGTTGATTCTGCTGGAGATCGCGTAGCACAACGTGTTTTCACTGAAGAAGATCATGTATACACTCTTTCTTTTACTGCTTCAGCAGTTATTAATCCTGATATTTCGGGAAGAGAATATAGATTTGTGTTTTTAGGAGCTGATATTGGTCTTAGTGCACTAAGGCTTACTGATACTCCTCAAAGGTATAGTTTTACTTTTGATGGTGCAATTGGAGGAGCACTTACTGATTGTGGAATCGGAGATTATTCGCCATCTGATCATCAACAAGTTACAATAACAGATTTTTTACTGGAGGATGTAACTAATCAAACTGTACAGCATGGATCAGAAACTATTGACACAGTCTCTGCATCAGTTACAGAATGTTTTGGTACAACTAAAACTGATATTCTAGTCTATGATAGAATTAGAAATTTAATAACAGGGAACTTTCCTAATGGTGGATCTGCTATTGGTGATTCACAATTAATTCAATCTGGAGAATTTGTTACAGTTCTTAATGCAGTTTTACCTGCAGGAGTTTCGAATGAGGGAATATCAGGAAATACACTTCAACAAATCGATACGAGATTTATTGCAGATGCTGATCCAGCAAACCAAGATTTTGTTATTATACAAGGCGGAATAGGCAATATTTTATTTGCAACAATTGACCCTAATACTGCAATGAGAGCAAGTCTACAAAGTATTGCTAATAAATGTGTCAGTAATGGAGCTATACCTTTATTTATTAATATTTCACCGTGGGGGAACTCAACTGCATGGAATGTAGATAGACAAACATGGACAGAGTCTTATAATACATGGTTAGCTAATTTTTGCCAGACAAATGATTACTTTATATTAGATGTATATGCTTCTTTTGGTGAGACTGCAAATCCAGAAATAGGTAGCCTTACTAAAATAGATACAGGCGGACTCCACTGGCATGAAGACGGAGAAAATTTTGTTGCTGATGCTTTTTATGAATATCTTGCTCAAACAGGTATTAGTAATGTATCCCGACAAGCAATAACAACTCCAATCGGATTTGCTACAAGTCCTGATATTGAAAATAAAATGCTAGTTGGAGACTATAGAGACTTTACTATGTGGCTTGCTTCTAGTGGGGCTGTTGTAACTCAAGATGAAGTAGGTGTAGATGGTATACCAAATGCTGGAACTAATATATCTGATAATAATGCTTCTGGACATGAGTTTATTTTAAAAGATTTTGCTATTGTAAATGATTCAAATTGGCATAGTTTCTCATTAATGATAAAAAAGGACACTATCACAGATAGATTTCCTGCGTTATTTTTTGAGTTTTCTGGAGGAACTGCTCTTGAGGAGAGAATAATATTTGGAACAGCATCTGGTAATGTAAATGAATCCCCTGGAGCAGTTGATGGTGAGTATGCTATATTTGATCTTGGTAATTGGTGGTTTGTAAATGTTGCTATGCAAAATAATAGTACTGGGAATACTACTGCAAGAATTGTTGTTTATCCTGCATATTCTAGTGATGGAAGTACTGAAAATAATACTACAACTGGTTCTATTATAGTAGACTGGGCACAATTTTGTAATGCCAGAAGATGTCCAGTTCATGCTATTGAGGGTGGTGAAACGTTTACTCAAGGGAATTTATCAGTATCTAAAAATAATTTATTTCCCTTAAATAACTAAGGAGAGATGTATGATTACATTTACAAACGCAGAGAATAAAGACATGAGTAAATTTATAACGATTGAAAATAAAACTAAAATCGATATTCATTACTTAAAACCAGGGGGAAAGAAAAGAATCAGAGTCGATTCTGAGGGTACTCCGTTGGATTACCACTGGCGAAGACGACTGAAGGATGCAAAAATCGATGGCTGCATTAAAATAATTGATGAAAAGAAAGAAACGGTCAAAGATAAAAAGAAAACTAAAAAGAAGGATACTAAAAAGGAGGATTAAATTATGGCTGGTGTAACAAGTAATCCTAAGGTCACTATTCAGTTATTACCTGCAGCAATTGTTGATGCATTTGAAGACCGTCGGGATCTTATCGTAGGTCAATTGGGTGATGCTATTACAGTGAATTCTGGGGATTTAATTCAGAATGTGCATCTGATGACACAAGCACAAATTAGAACTTTATTCGGGTCTAATTCTGATCTTACTCACCGAATTTTAATGTGGCAACAAGGGAATGGGTCTTTTAGTCCGTTAGATGTAATTGGATTAACTGCATCTACGACTGGTTCTCCGGCAAAAGCAGCTGGAACAATTACTTTTACAGATACTGCAACTGCAGATGGGTCATTCACTATATCAATCGTTGACGAAAGAAGATATTCATTTGATATTGATGTAGAACTTGATGATACTGCAGCAGTAATTGCGGCAGCAGTCAATACTGCCATTGGAAATCTATCAAATCCTCCCTTCACAAGTGGAGTTTCAAGCGGAGAAGTTACAATTACAGCGCATGATTCCGGTACAATCGGGAATGATTACGGGATGAAAATTACAGGAGCTGCCGCTGGAATTACAGTTGCTCTTGTAAATTTCACAGGAGGAGCAGAAGATCCTGTATTGACAACAATATTCGATCCAATTGCAGGTCTTAGATATACAGGTTTAAACTGGCCGGAAGTATGGGCGTCTAATTTATCTATCCCTACTGATTTAATGGATGACAGATTTAATGCTTCGAATGCAATTATGGATGGAATGGTTTTCCATGGTAAAACCGATACTTTTGCAAATGATGTTTCTTTCGTAGCTTCGCTAAATAGTCAAAGTTTAGTTGTTTGTGGAAATGCTATTATAGATGCTGATTTCAATAAAGGTCCTGCAATACTACAACCTGCTGACTGGGCATTATGTTATTTCATGGGTATACGTTCCAGAAGATTAACTCCAGATGCTCCAGTGGCAGATTTTATTGTTTCAACAAGTGGTCCATTAGATGCTTTTGGTGGACCTTCTAATGCATCTTTACCTTACTTCAATACTCCATTAGCAAGAACTGCTGTTACATTACCAGGTAACCTGTTTAGTCCGCAGGAACAGGGAGAATTGGAAGATAGTGGATTTTCAACTTTCGGTGTAAACCCTTCATTGAATGAGATGATTACCGGACCGATAGTTACAACTTGGACAACTGATGCAGCCGGGAATGAGAATGTGTCCTTTCATTATTTGAATTATGTTGATACTGGATCTGCTTGTAGAGAAATCTTTTTCAGAAATCTAAAGTCAACTTATTCTCAAAGTCGTTTGACCGAGGGTGATTTAATCCCTGGTAGATCAATGGCAAATGAAGAAAGCATTAAAGCAGAATTATTAAGGATTTACAGAGTCTTAGCAAATGCTGCATTAACACAAGCTGGACGGGAAGCAGAAAGCTATTTCGCATCGGAAACAACGGTTAGTGTAACTTTAGCTACTCGAACAGTTACAATTGCCGGTCCATTACCAATTGTTACTCAACTGGGAACAATAAATTATTCACTCCAGTTTGCATTTACTGTTGGACAAACCGGAACACAAACCGTATTTTAAGGAGGATAACAAATGGCTTTAAGATCTTTAAGTGTACCCGCGGTCACTATCAATAATGAGCTTATCAAGATTGTACCAAATTCGCTTACATATGATGGTGGTGAGGGGGAAACAAATGTCCGGGCAGCATCTGGTGGCGGGCGAAATTCTGAAGCAGTACATTCAGCAAACGCAGAAACTTTCCTGGGTAAGGTTATGTTTGAGATGTTTTTAACACCCGACCTGGATAATAAGATTGCTCTATGGAAAGAAAATGTTGGATCTAATTCAATCCAAATTGTGCAACGACCATTGGGTGGGGGTGATGCTGTAACTCTTTCTTTTGACGGATCAAGTCTAATGAATCCGATTGAAAGAGCAGCAAGTTCTGACGGCACTGTGTCTTTAGAATGGACTGGCGAACCAATGTCAATACAATAATCATAATAATTGCAGGGGGTAATTAATAATGGGTATTCGTGAAGGAGAAACTAAGTATATTCTTGAAAGACCATTCAAGTATTCTAATGGAGGACAAACTCAGGAAGCTAATCATATCTTGCTGAGGGAACCAGGAATGGAACATCAAAGAGGCTATTATAAATTAACGCAATACATAACAAAGTCACAAATGCAAGCGGCCAAGATGTTCCAGGAAATGGGTGGAGTAGATTCTGAGGATCTCCTTAATAATGTGGGTGAGGAACAAACAACTCTGATTGACCAAGCTGATGGACTTGAAAACGAATCGGAAGAAACTGAGGGAATGATTTCAATGTCAATCAAAATGTCTGATATTGATATTATTGACTTCATGACGACTTTCGAAAAAATGGTTACTAAGATTGGAGCGAAAAGACCATTAGCTATAGTTGATAGTAATCCTACAAACCCCTTAACAAAAGTATTATATGAGAAACTTCATCCAGATGAAGCATTTGGTTTGGCAGTGAAGTTTTGTTCTTTTTTCGTTACTGCCGTGGATATTCAGCCGAAGACCAAATCCGATCAGGAATTAGAGCAGGATTTGCTTCAAAAGGAAGTGTAAGCTTTACGGAATATTTACGGCTGACTCTATATCAGCGAGCAATTATTGATGACGAATTAAATAAAATAGCTAAAGAGATTGAAAATAAAACGAATCAATAACAGGTAAAATACTATGGCTTTTAATGTTAGCTACATATATCAAGTAATGGATCGGTATTCCGGTCCACTTGATAGAATAAGTAAGAAATCCAAGCAGTTCAATAGAATTCTTGCCAAATCTGCTGCACAACTTAAAAAAGTTAATGGTAAGTTAGCGGAACATCGGGGAAAAATACTTGCTGCTGGAACTGCAATGGGGGCTGTATCAGTATTAGCCCTTAAAAATTTAGGTCAAGCTGCTTCCCAAGCTGAAGATAAAATGGCTGATTTAACCAGGGTTATAGATTTTGCAAGTAATAAGGAGTTTGCTGCTTTTCAAAAACGAATAGGGGAAGTATCTCGACCCCTTGGAGTTGCTTCCGATGATTTTGCAGCATTAGCTTTTGAGACAAAAAAGTTTGCTGGTAATCTCGATAAAATGGGAGTAATTACAGCAACCGGTGAAATTATAAAAATGGCTGCAGCTTGGGATATGAATAGACAAGCAGCAGTAGAAGCATACGGAAGTATCCTCAATAAAACAGGTTATTCGCTTAAACAAATGGGTCAATTAGCTGATTCGATTAATTATGTTGGAGATACAACTGGTGCTCAAGTTAAAAATGTAATACGTATTATAGCCAGACAACCTGCCATATTCGGAAAGTTTTCTGCGCAAGTTGCTGCAGGATGGGGAGCTGTTACAGACCAATTGTCAGCTACTCCAGAAGTAGGCGCAACAGGTTTTAAAATGCTTGTGCAACGGTTAAAACAAATGAGTCCGAAAATGGCTCATGCAATGGTTGATGATCCAAATAAAGCTATTCTTGGATTCTTGAAAAATATGCAGAAAATGCCGGAAGTAACACGAAATGCATTTTTATTTAAGAAATTTGGAGCTGAAGCTGAACCATTTGTGAGTGGATTAATTAAGAATTTAAAACTTGTCGAGTACACTCTCGGAAAAGCAATGGACGCAAAAGCAATAGGATCAGTAAATGCGGAATTTGCAAAAATGCAGAAGAGATCCAGTTTTCTTAGTACTGTTCTTTCTGCAGTATTTAAGGATTTGCGGGTTGAACTGGGTAAAAATTTACTACCTCATTTTAATAAAGTAGTAATGTATCTCAGCGAAATCGGTATTAAAGCAATAAAATTTCTACAGGCAAATCCCAAATGGGCTAAATTAATATCGCTTGCAATTGCTTTAGCTGTTGTTTTTTCTGGATTACTTATTACAACAGCTGCTTTGAGCTATGCGTTTACAACTTTAAAACTAGCAACTGTAGCAATGTTCATAATAACAAAATCAATAGCAATTGCAACTAAAATATGGACAGCCGCCCAATGGTTATTAAATGCTGCAATGAGTGCAAATCCGATTAGTTTGATAGTCATAGGAATTGCTGCATTAATTACTGGTGTAGCTCTTTTGATAAATCATTGGGATAAAGTAAAAGCTGCTATGATATCTGTTTGGGGGGTCATTAATAAAAACCCCTTCCTAGATTTTATGACAAACCTAGTTCCATTTATTCTTTTACCTAAACTTCTTATTAAGCATTGGTCCAAGATTAAGAATCTATTTTCGGGAATTGGGGGAGTTCTTAAAAGAGTTGGTGGAGCAATAGGAAATATATTCGGGGGAGATACCCCAGGTGGAATGGCGAATGGAGTTTCTCGAGAACAAGCAGTAAAATCTACAAAAGCAGAATTCAATGTAAGTATGTCGGGACAAATAGGAGTAAAATCTGCTGACGGAAGTCAAGTGACTGAAGCTGAAATCTATAATAATAATAATGGTACTAATCTTGCCTATGCCGGAGGTATGTAGTAATGGCTTATAATACACGAACAGAGCTAATGGCAGAAGCTAACTTTGACGGTATTCCGTTTCGGGTTAGAACTGAAACAATAAGCAGTCAAGGTAGAAGAATAATTGTACATGAATACTTAAATAGTAATAGAATCTTTGCTGAAGACATAGGACAAATACCACCATATTTTAGTATTGATGCTTTTATACATAGCGATTTATCAGCAAACAACTTTCTTGAAAAAGCAGAAGCATTTCGAACTAAGCTTAATAGGAAATTAAATAAACCTGGTAAATTAACTTTACCAACTATTGGGAATGTGCGTGTAATTGCATTAGATTTTAGTGAATCCCGATCACAAACAAGCGTTGGTGAAGTTACTTTTAATTTGAAATTTGTAAAGGCCACGGGAAGTATAGTTGCAAATGTTGCCCCTGCTCGTGAATCAGATATCTTTTCTGCATCGGATGATGCAAGGGAAGTAATAACTGAAACATCTCCAAAGTTTTACTCAATACCCGAGACTATTAATAATAGACTAACTGTTTTACATGATTTCACAAGCCAAGTAAATGACACCAGTAATAAAGCAAGAAATTTCCTGACTTCAGGACCCCTTGGTGAAGCGAGAACAACTATCCGGAATTTTGTAACTAATCTCCCGAATCTAATAAATACGCCTCAGAATTTAGTGAATACATATGTAGCTACGGGTGAAAGCGATGTTGGTGTATTTCAGGATCTTTCAAATCGTTTATCAAATCCGACTTCTGTTAATAGTTTTGATTTAGCCAGCAATTCTTCCCGTTCTGGTTCTGGATTATTCAATGATATGCGAAGTATTAGAAATGATGTTAATAATGTTGATGATTCGACTGACCCAAGTTCATTCGAAAAACCGATTTGGTCTGCAACAACTGTAGAACGGTCGAACAGAAATATGAATAGAAATTTTGCAATCGATATGAATCGGGTAAACTGGCTTTTGATTGCATATGAACAAGCAGCAAATAGAGATTACACGACAAGTACCGAAGTGGAAAATATCCGAAATGAACTTTCAACAATGTACGATAATGTAGTATTAACTGCTGCAGAGGACTTGGATTCTCTTATTTCCGATTTGACATTGATTGAATCAATAAATAATGTTAGAGACTTGACACTTGAAGTTTTAGAACTAAAGGAACAGCAAGCTTTTAATTTAACTACGATTAATTATCCATTCCCATTAGATGTCATTAGTCTTACATACCAATTGTATGCAGAGGAATTTAATACATTCAATGATCTTGAGGAGCGAGCAACACTGATTAAGCAGCTTAACCCGGATCAACAATCTGATAGGATGGTCGGTGATATAACTATATTAGAGGTAAGACAATAAACCATGGCTATATTTGAATTAAAAGTAAATAATAAGAACTATCCTAATTGGACATCAATAAACGTTCAGAGAAGCGTTGATGAGTTTTGTGGAAGTTTTAATTTTAATTCAACTGATACTAAGGCACAAAACTACCCTGTTCGAGAGGGAGATGCTGTTCAAATATTAATAAATGACCAGACTGCAGTTAATGGGTTTGTCGATGAAGTTGATTCGTCATTTGATAGTGCAACTCATACTATTTCAGTAAGGGGGAGAGATAATGTTGCAAATCTAATTGATTCCGACATTCCCAACAATTGGAAGGACAGTCTCGGATCTACTGATGGAGTAATTTCTGATATAAATATTCCGACATTTGTTAATCTTTGTGAAATAATGATAACTGCAACTGGAAATGTTATTCCCGTCAGCAATGTAGCGGGAACTATCCCGGATTTTGCAGAAGGGGAGATTAAAGAACCAGCTACTGGTCAAAAAGCAATGGATTTTTTATCGTCTTTTGCAAGAAAAAGAAATCTATATCTTAATACCGATGGAAATGGATCATTCAGAATTTATAGACCGCAGGGAACTAAAGCAAACGATGATCTTATTTTATTAAGCGGGAATGACCCAAGAAATAATATAAAAAGTAGAAGTGCAAAATTCAAACAACAGGATAGGTTCAGAACTATCACTGTTAGAAGTCAAGGGGATATGAGTTCCGGGATATTTGATTTCGGAGGTGCAGATCCCGTAGGATCAGCAACAGATACAGAAGTCAATCCGGGGAGAACTCTCGAACTAATTGCAGAAGAAGCAATGACGGCTGATGAGTGTACGAATCGGGCCAAAGAAGAAGTCAATATAAGACGGGCAAGATCCATTGAATATCAATGTGTAGTAGCTGATTCTGTTCAGAGCAATGGTATTATATGGGATTATGGTTTAACTGTTCGAGTAATAGACCAATTCGCAGGAATAAATGGCATATTTTTTATAAGATCTGTAAATCATTCTAAGTCGATCGGCGGTGGAACTAATGCGAATTTAGTATTAGCATCAGCTGATGCGTATAAGGTAATTTCTGAATTAACTGACCAGGATAGCAGAAAGACAAATCTAAGCACGAAATATACGTTAGGTGGAAGATGAAGCAATTAATTAATAAAATAAAAAACCTGATTAAGATTGCTCGTGTTGTTCTGGTTGATGACTCGAATGATATAAGAGTTGCGAAAGTACAATTTTTAGGGAAAAAACAAAGGTGTGCCGTTTTTACTCCGTATGGATTTATGAGTAATCCGCCGCCGAATTCCGCTGGTCCGATTTGGCAAGTCGATGGGGAAGAATCCAAACTAATTGGGATGTTCGATTTAACAAATGAAAGGACTAACAAGAATCTAAACCCTGGTGAAACTGCTATAGGAAATTACTTAACAGGGGATTATGTTTTATTTAAAGAAGGTAAAATAATTGAAGTAAATGCGACAGGTGATTTGATTGCAACTGTCGGTTCAAATGCTGAAATAACTGCAGGAGCAGATGTAACAGTTAGTGCAGGAGCAAATGCAACAGTTAGTGCCGTAACACAAATAGATCTAACAGCTCCCATTATAAATATAACAGGAAATGTCGTTATTGCTGGAGGTATATCAACAACTGGAGTAGGCGGAACAATAAGTTCAAGCGGAACAATTACAGCACCTGAGGCAATTATTGATGGAGTAACATATTCTGACCATGTCCATAATGGAGTTACAGCTGGTGGAGCAGATACAACTGGTCCTAAAGATCCTTAGGAGGGATATATGCAGGATGTTTTAGTTAAAATAGACGATACAGGATTATATGACTTAGAAATTGAAAACGGAGATTTCAAATCGGCCGGTGGTTTTGAAACTGCAATCCCAATAAGCTTGTTTACTGATGCGCGAGCAGAAGCATTTCAAGTTCAAAATAGCAGAAAAAGACGGGGATGGCCAGGGAATATTCAAACATTGGGTGTCGAATTTGAATTAGGGTCTCAGCTATGGATTTATGATCAAGCAAGGAATACTCCAATAGTAAGGAATGATGTTAGAAATGAAGCGAAAGATGGTCTCCAATGGTTCATAGACGGGGGAATTGTTGGAAATGTTCAAGTAGGAAATCCAGCTGGAAGTCTAAGAGGGATGTTACTCCCCATATTATTTACACGACTGGATAATTCGGTAGATCAATACGTAACTTTATGGAGGCGAACTGATGTCGATCAATTACCCAACGATTGAAGATTTTACTAATGCTGTAATAGGAGCATTTAGAAGTAGATTACCGGAGGTCGATCCGACTATTATAGGATCTTTTGCAGAAGCTTTCGTTAGGTCTCAAGCAATACTGGGAAGATCCCTGGTTGAGGTTATACGAGATTTACAGCAACAGCTATTTCCACAAACTGCTACTGATGAATTTTTGGATCTATGGGGGCAATATGAGGGTTTGGAAAGATTATCTGCAGCTGTTTCCTTTGGGGATATATCTGTAGTTGGAACAATTGGAGCTGACCCAGTTCCAGCTGGAACAATATTAACAGGGGCAAACAGTATTGAATATGAAACAACAGCTGGTAATTCTGTACAGTTACAATCATTTTTAGTTAGCAGTGTTGTAAGACAGGGAAATGCTGTAACAGTAACTACTCCGAGTAGTCATTTTTTATCAACAGGATTAACTGTTACAATGGCAGGAGCTAATGAAACCGACTATAATGGAGACTTTGAAATTGTAGTTACTGCATTAAATGAATTTCAATATATAATTGCCACAACACCGACATCGCCTGCAACAGGAACTATTACATATAGTCTTACCTATGTATCGATTGCGGTTGAAGCTCTAACTTCAGGACCAAACGGAAATTTGTCCTCCGGTGCAATATTAGTTTTTAATGAAACTATTGACGGAATTGAATCCCAAGCAATTGTTCAATTTACAGGACTTGTTGGTGGAACAGATCAGGAAACAGATGAACCGTATAGACAAAGAATTCTTCTTAGTCGCAGCAGTCAATCGGGTGTTTTCACTCCGAACCAAATACGACTTGCTGCATTAGGAATTAATGGAAATACAAGAGTTATTGTTATAGAACCTACAGAAACTGTGTGTGGGATTAGAAATGGCTTTGCTATTCAGGGTCAACCCTCTACTCCAAATCGATATGCGGAAGTCCCAACTTCCGGAACAGGACTGGAAATAACAGGTGATTTTAGTTTAAGCTGTTTTATTACGCCCCAATTTGATTCATTAGAAGGTTCAGTTGATAGAAGAATCTTACTGATGAAATCTTCTGATTTTACTGATGGGTATGGTTTGTATTTAACTACAAGTACAAGAGAGTTGGCTTTCGGAAATACTATAGCGGGATTTTCAACTTTTAGTGTTCCTCTGAAATTAGAACGACAAATAATGCACGTAGCTGTAACAGTAACTGCTACAAATAATTTATTATATATAAATGGAGTTGAACAATCCAATGTAGCTGGATATTCAATAACTGATGTATCAGCTCAAAACATATTTATGCTTGGTCATGATACACTTGTAGATCGAACGACATTAACGGATATAGACGAAGTAAGAATATACGATAGGATATTAGGACCTTCTGAAATAACACAGTTATACCAACAGGGAATAGCTGACACGTCTAATTTACAAGGATATTGGAGATTTACTGAAGGGACTGGTACGACTTTCGAGGATATTTCCGGGAATGGCAATGATGGAACTTTATTAGATGCTGATATGTGGGTACCCGGGTTGGAGCAGGGCACATCTAATATGATACCTGTACCAGGTCAAGTTTTAATCTTTGTGCTAAGAGATGATGACCCTAATATAATACCAAGTCAAACAATTCTGGATTCTACAAAAGAAGCAATTATAGAAAATGGTAAAAAGCCGGCTCATATGTATGAGGGGGATATTTTTGTACTGGCTCCAACACCGGAAGTGGTCGATTTTGATTTTAGTACATTAATACCTGATACTCCCACAATGCAGACAGCTATTGGAGATAAATTACAAGCATTTTTTGAGGATAACGTAGATTTTCAACAAGCAGTGACAGAAGCAAGTTATCTCGGTACGATTCAGGAGACACAAGATCCCATAACAGGTGATTTTTTGACCTCCTTTTCTTTAAATAGTCCATCTGGAAATATAGCAATTCCAAACGGGTCAATTGCCGTTTTAGGTGATGTAACTTTTAGTGTATAGGAGTAAAAATGCCTGATTTGAATTTTTTTAATTCTCCGGATACAGATGAAACAGGAGTACAATTTGCGAGTGTACTTCCAGAGGGGCGAGTATGGAATAAAAAGAATTTAGATAGTTCTACTATATTTAAATTAATCCGATCTATTGCACAGGGATTTAATACAGTTCAACAACAAATAGAATTATTAGCTGACGAATATAATATTAATTTATCTGTCGATTTATTACCGGAATGGGAGGAAAGCGTTGGTATTCCAGACGACTGTTTGACAGAGTTAGACTCATTAGAACAGCGTAGAAATGCTATTATTTCCCGATTAAGAAATATTCCAGTTGTAACGAAAGCAGAATTTGAAGCTCTTGGTTTCGAATTAATAGGGGAAACAATTACAGTTACCGACGGATGGTCGTATGACTTAGCAAATAATTTTCCAGATAAATATAGTCGATTTAAAATGTATGTTCAGTTTCCATTTTCACTCGCAGGTTTTCCTTATTCCTTTCCCTTACCCTTTGGTAGATTCAGGAATGATTTAATCGACTGTGTATTTAGACAAGTAAAACCAGCTAATACTATAATTATATTCTTATAGGAGAAGTATAATATGAGAGATACATCGGGCAAAATAGAAAATGGTGGATTAACTACGCAGGGGCAATTAAGTGCTGACGAGCATAATGATGTTATAGAGGACTTAGTTGATAACGTAGTAAGAAGCGGGCAAACAGTTGAAGCTGCTAATACTTCACAAACTGCAGAATCATCTACATTAGCAAGTTGGATTGCTCCAACAATGGAAGTTGGAAGCGGGGGAACAGAGAATGATTTACGTTTAGTTACTATTTCAGGTTCTTCTGGATTTAAAATGCCAGCACCAAACGTGGGTGTGTATGATCGTTTAAATGGTGCCAGGATTATCTTTAAGGCCACTGCAACTAATACAGGAAACGTAATAATTAATATTGGTCAAACGATCGGAGCATTACTTGGTTCGAAAAAATTACTTGATTTTGCAGAGGCTGAATTATCAGCGGGCGATATCGTAGATACAAATCTAGTTGAATGTATATATTTAACTGCATTAGATTCAGGAACAGGTGCTTGGCAGTTAACCAGATCGGCGTTAGTACAGTCCGATTGGGATCAAACGAGTAGTCTACAACCGGACTTCATTAAAAATAAACCAACCGGCTTTGAACTTATTCCGACTGGGGTTATTGTTCCATGGCCAGTTGATTCAGAACCTACAGGAACACTAACATGTAATAGCCAAGAGGTAGATCGAACAACGTATGCCGCGTTATTTGCCGTTATTGGAACTACGTACGGGGTTGGTGATGGTTCAACTACTTTTAATGTTCCTGATTATCGTGGATATTTTCTAAGAGGTATGGATGATGGCGAGGGGGTTGATCCTAATGCTGCAAGTCGTACAGATCGAGGGGATGGTATAACTGGCGATAACGTTGGTACAAAACAGGAAGATGAATTTGAAAGTCATACTCATACAATCTATCCTTTAGGCAGCCCCAACTCAAATGGTTCACCAGCAGGTCAATATAATATGCCACCAACCAAAAGTGGGGCTTCTGGTGCTGCTGGTGGTAGTACAGAAACAAGACCGAAAAACATTAATATTATATATTTAATTAAAACATAGAATAATAAATATGATATAATAAATATTACAATAAAGATTTAAATATGATATAATATATATTAAAAGAAATCATCTAAGGAGGTAACAAAGTAATGGCGAAACAAAAAGGCAGAGGTAAAGGGAAAGGGAATGGTAAAGCGAAAAAGAAACCAGGGAAAAATTCTAAAATATTAGGACATCCCAATACGCAAACAACCCGGAAGAGACCGGTTAGTAAACCAAAAAGATAAACAGAGGTCATATGAAAAAGCTCAGTCATGAAAAAGGAATAATAATAGTAATTAGTTTCATGTCTATTATTAATATATTATTTAATAAAGGATTTTTTCTAATAAATGATTCAGAAAAATTATTAAGATTAGCAGGAATTGGTCCACGTATAAGTATATTAGTATTATTTATATTTTTATTTAATATAAATAAAGTTGATAATATTATTAAAAGATCTTTATGGATGTTAATTATATTATTTCAATTATTTGAAGTATTTGAATATATATTTGTTTTTTGGTATAAATATTGCGAAAATTTCGGATATTATAGTCAATTATTAGGATATTTTGTTTATGAAAATAATCTAAATATATTCATAGAGAATTCGTTACCAATATTATTTCCTTTTATTTTAGTAATCAGCATTTTTCATATAATGTCTCGACCATATACCTTCAAAAACGATTCATATCATTCAGACAAAGTTTACATTTGTTTCTACAGAGCGACAAGATGGCAGATGGTTCTATTTTCATTGGTCGGTTATCCATTAGGAAGTGTTGCTGTTTATACAAATGAACGGTTATATAATTATGGATATACCAGTAAAGTATTTATGGAACGTCATATCCCAATTGATAAAATGGATAAAAATTATGTAATTATTAACACAGGCAGAGTACTTGACAATAATCTAAGAAACGTATTGAATGGATTAGTAGGAACAAAAGCAAGACGTTTTAAAACATTATGGTTTAGGTGTTCGTGTTTACTAACACTAAAACCATTCCTAAAAGAATTAGGAAAAGAATTTGTTCCGAAACTCATGGAGAATAATCCTTCAGTATATTTCCATAAAGTAAAGAGAGTTTGCGAAAATGGGTGATTTCAGCAGAGACGACCTCCGGGATATAATACGAGCAGAGCTTCTTACAATACAAACGAAATTAGCAGACGAACTTAGAAGCGAAATTAATAGTAAAATAAACGATATTCCTTCAACCATTATAAGGCAAAGTTCGAAAGATGGAGTCAAAGAAGCTTTTGCTTTAATTGGTATTGATATGTCTAAAACATCGGATGCTGTCCAATGGCAACAGAATTTTGTATATTTAGATAACTTAAGAAGAGGATCGGAAAAAATAAAATCTAAAGTAACTATGACAATTATAGGTATACTTTTAGGTACATTTGGGTATATATTTTGGGATGGGATAAAGGAGATTATAAAATCAATAACAAATAAATAAGAAATAAAGATTTACCGGGGATAGGATTCGCTATCCGAAAACTACAGAAACCTCTGCGCTGTAGCATCCCCGGCTTCCAAAAATAGGTCAGAGGAAATTTAGGGGTTCTTGAGTAGGCAGGGGTACTACAAGCCGACAAGAACCCTTTTTGTTTGTATAACTAATTTAAAAAAGGAGATAGAAATGGCAAAAAAACTACCCCGAACGATGGGATATAAACAACCGGGTATGACACGCGAACCAGGTCCGAAAGTGCATGGATCCATAACGCCAAAATCTTCACAGGGGTGTTCATAAAAATAATAGGAGGGAATTCCTCCTATAAAAAGAAAGGATATTTTATATGGGTACAACTAATGAAACTGTTGATACTGATTGGGCCGAGGTCTTAGCAGGTCCAACAACAGATGCAGGAACAATTTCCCCCGTCAGTGCAGGTATTCAAATAGCAATATTATCATCAACTCCTGCCAGTAATTTTATCGGGTTTAATGTATATAAGAATAGTTCCTATAATTTTGCTTTAGCAAGTGGGGAAAGTTTATATGCAAAATCATTATTGGGGACTGTTATTGTCGTCATTAACTCTTAGGGGGAGAATATTATGGGTGTTATAACGCAAGGGAATATTTTAGGTATTACAGGAGGAGCAGGATTTCAACTATTCACGCAATCTGATAATAATCCCGGCATATATGCTGATGCTGCTGCCAGGGATGTATATTTTGGTGCGAATCCATCAGAATTAGCAAGACTTGATGCTAATGAATTTCTTATTATTAAATTGCTTGATAATGGTTCAGGAGATATTGCTTATCAACAAAGATCAGCATCTGCCTGGGTTGATGTTACAAGCCTTGTTCAGGGTGATACTGGCCCAGCTGGCGCCACAGGTAACAGTTACTTTTTTGCTTCAATAGCTGCAAGAGATACTTTTTTTAGTACATCACCTAATGAAGGACTGCTGGTAAATGGTCTTCCAGTTGTTGCTAACGTTGGTGATGAAACACAATCAACTTTTATATGGGGAGGTGCTACTGACCCCGTTTCCTACGATTCTACTCTTTGGAGATTATCTGCAACAGAAGTTTCAAGTGGTACATTATATCTTGGAACAGGTGGTGTCGGTATATCAAGTGGTTCTGAAGTACTCAACTTTACTTCAGCCAATGAAGTTAGTCATTATCTTCATGGAATAAGTTATGATGATACTGGAAGTAATCACCCTGCATATTGGAAATTACCCGCTCTTTCACAAATATCACTTGCAGATGTATTTAGTTCGACATTAGCTGATCCTCAAACATTAAGTACAACAAATACAGTAAATTTAATAGTCAAAGAATACACGTTAATTCCAGCCACTTCTGGAGAACTTAGGGTTCAAACTTGGTTTGGAACAGATGAAACTGGGCCAGTTATTGTTGATACTTATATAACTGTTGACCCAGGTGATGTTGATAATCAAACTGTATTCCAAGCCCCAAATAATACATTTGTTTTAACAGGTCAAGATACATATACAAAATTCTCAGGCGTTCAGCTAAAAGGTGGATTACAGACAAGTGGAATTTTTATAGGTCAAACAGTTCCTTTTGTTACTTTAGGTGGATGGATAGCAACTCAATTACCATATCTAACATCTGTTGATACAGCATCAAATGATTCTGGCATAGTATTTTTTAATAGTACTGATAATGAGGTTACAAGTGATGCCAATTTTGTATATGATGATACATTAAAAACAGTTGTATTAAAAGCCTCTGCAGCCGGCTCTGCTACTTATGAATTTGCTAATAGTTCTGATGTTGTTAAAGGTATTATAAAATATGCTGAAACTGCTGATGAGTTTAGTATGGCAGCTACAGGAACAACCTCAGAGATTCATTTAAATGATGTTGCTTATGTCCATAAGGGAACTGCTGACGGTCGGATTGATATTCATTCACTGAATAATCTAACTGGAAAGCAATTTTAACTTTATCAAATTTAGGTGGTGGGACTGGATTAAGTTTAACTCATCTTGACGGATCAAATAGTTCTGAGATTCTTGGTGAAATAGGAAATTTAGTAATTGGTACCGAGGAATCAGAGACGTATATAAATATATCACCCGATGGGGCTACTGGATTTAAAAAAGTCCCTACTGCTGGCTATGTTTTTGATGTATACGCGTCTGGATCAGATATAGTGGGGTTATTTTCAGAGAAAGGAGTTGTTCTTGAAATAGGTACTTATGGTGATTCTGACTCAATTAACCTTATCTTTAATAAAGGTGATATTGGTGTTGATCAATCTGAATTTGTTATGTTTAATGATAATCATGCCACAGAAGCAAGCCGTTATTTTAGAATGGGGTATGCTGATGAGATAGCTACTCAAGGTGGTTTAAATATATCTGATGCTAATAACTTTGTTGGGATAGGAACAAGAACAGACCCTGATTCACCATTGCATGTTTACCAAGATGATACAGAGACTGGCGATCAAGCGGGTATTACAATTGAGCAAGATGGAACCGGAGATGCTGTATTACAATATTTACTATCTGGCGGACAAAGATGGGTTACAGGTATATCTAATGCAGGCGGAGATGCTTTTGAAATCGCTTCATCTATTAACCTTGGCTCTGATACAAGGCTATTAATAAATACTACAGGTGAAGTCAAAATAACCGATTCACTTATGGTAGGCTCAGAATCAAACCCAGTATCCCCTTTGCACGTTTATCAGGATGATACTGAAACTGGTGCAGCAGCGGGTATTACTATTGAACAGGACGGTGAGGCTGATGCTGTATTGCATTATGTTCTTACAGGAATACAGACCATATCAACAGGTGTTGATTATTCAGGCAGTGGTCATTATAAAATCTCTGGCGCTGCTGATTTAGGCACTGATACAATTCTAACAGCCACCTTAGCAGGAAAGGTTGGCGTTGGGGATAACGACCCGGTATCTACCCTCCATGTTTATGATGATACCACAACAGTCGGTTCTTCCATAGGATTAACCATTGAGCAGGATGGAACAGGCGATGCTCTGGCTCAATGGCATCTATCAGGTGGTGTACGTTATTTAGCAG